CCCTAAATCAAACCAAAAATTTGGGGTATAACCCCGAGGCGTAGCCTCGTCTGCGTAGCAGACAAATTTTTGGTTTGATTTAGGGGTAATTTTTAGGGGTAAAAAATGACTAATTTTTGGGGTAATTCTTCTTCTCAATATATAGCTAAGAAAATAATTTGCCCTGATTTTTGCGCAACTCCAGGCGAGCGCGTCCTACTATGATTGACTTTCGCCTATCTCGTGTTTTGGTCATGTTTTGGTAAGGCTCCTATATCATAGACAAAGTCTTACCAAAATGAGACGTGGATCGCGGACATACTTGGAGCGAAGCGACCCAAACTTCCCGAACAACTCCACATACTGTGACCTTCGGTGCAACCCTATGATTAAACAGTGTGCCATCGCGGCCATATTTGAAGCGAAGCGACCTAAACTTTGAAGAAACTTTACAAACTTCTTGGCGAAGCAGGGAAACTTCGGCGAGGAGGGATTGGAGGGTTGTCATTTTGGTTAAAAATGATGGTTAGAGGAGGGACTTAGTGGGCTATTTAATCCACTGTCAGATCTAATTCTACTTCTGGTTCTGGTTCATAACTTAATATAATTTCATTTTTTGTTTTCCCAGTGTACGTTCCTTTAGTGATTGTTTCATCAATGATATCATCAATTTGTTTATCTATTCTTGAAGACACCAATCTTTTGATTTCCTCCACGGGGTTCAAAAAAACATTTTGTATACATGCTGTAAATACTACATCTATCTCCACTTCTATTTCAAGGGATCCATCAGCATTCTCAGTACTTCTGGTCTTTGATTCAAAAATAACTTCGGGTGAAGGTTCGTATCCCACAATTAGTTCATTTTTAGTTTTTGGTGTAGTATTTTGTTTTATACATTCTTTTACGTGTTCATGCCACTCATTTTCAATTGCAGGTTGACATCTACTGGATACAAGGTTTTCTATCCATTCTTCTGGATTTTTACACACTATCTTCATACACTTTGCAGAAATGTCATTTAGATTTACTGTTAAAATGGATGTGTCATTTGATTGTTTTACATATGTAACTTCGGTCATTTACAATTATCATATAAAAATTATGCGCCCAAATATTTGCATGTGGCTGTACAGTGTCTCTGACCAGACCCATATAGAGAATTGGTTATGACATAATGAGCTACATAATCCCCTTCGTTTAGATATACTATAAGTTGTGTTGATAAACCGTGGCGACTACTACAGGTATTATTAGTGTGAACAGCAGCCCAATCAAATTGACTTCCATTTTTGTACCATCTAGTATTTGGACCACTATCCCTCGCACCTCCTAACCCCGAATGGGTAAATAAATAATATCCCGGAAATCCCGTGGGAGCTGTAAATCTACCATTACTCGAATTGTACAAACCGTGTGTATTATGGTTTATTACATTGTATACGACATAACTACCACTATACACTCTTCCAGCGCTTCTCGCCACCATCGCCGTTGGGCCTCGGTCTGAAATCTGTCTCACGTGTACCATACCCGTTCCCTCTGTACCTTCATTTTCATTCGGTGTAAAGGCAAGGCCACTGATATGGATTCGAAGATATCTGGGTGTAATGCGTATTTTACTAAAATGTTGTAGCCCCGAACCAATGAAAGATACAGTAGATCCGTCATAACCGTATGCATTAGTTCCTGAAGTACCGTGGTTACTATTCTCAACACTCTGTTTAGTATTAATTCTTCTCAAGAAAACAAGGTCACCATCGGCTTGAACTCCGTGAATATCGGCGTAACCACAGTTATTCCATTCAAGGTGTGAAAGGTACGCAGATTTCATACCAGTGGGAATATTGTATTCAACATAGCTGGGTGCGTCTCCGTATCTACGTCCATTATACAAGTTGTTAAATTTGGGTGGACCCCAATAATCTGTGTTACTATCTTCCGTCCACGACCCACTTGTTGTCGCTGGACTATTTATGTTCACTTCAGTATAGCCAGTTTCATATTTCAATTTTGATGCGTCAAGAATGTTGTCCAATTTAGACCCATCCACTGACAAATCGCGCCCATTTACAGTACCTGTAACTCCCATATCACCAACAATGTCTAATGCTGTCGTGGGATTTGTCTTTCCAATGCCGACCCTACCAGTTTGGGTGTCCACAAACAGATTGGAGGTTCCAACCTCGAGGTTGGAACTGACAACCATATCAGCCTTTATTTCTGTGGTAGGAGCGGCAGTCTCTTCCTCGGCAATCAACTCGTTAAATTTAGCCTCTAGGGTTGCCTGGGTTGGGAGGTGTTGTTGATAGTCTGTAGGTACTTCAATAGAATCATAACTATCTTTGAACTTGAACCTTGGAGGTAAATTATTACCCATTAAGGCTCTCATAGCACGCTCCATGACCTTGTGTCTTCTGAGTTTACTTGTAATGACCATCTAGTATAGGTGTAGAATATTTACAGACTAAGTTGTACCCATATATATACAATTGATGGTGGCGTGGATTTGACTGCTCCCGTATAGAGAACTACCTGTCACACGAAAGTCCATATAATCACCCTCGTTCAGGTAAGCCATTACCTGACACGACATACCATGGCGACTACTACAACTATTATTAACGTGTGCAGCACCCCAATCAAAAACGCTTCCATTTTTGTACCATCTAGTATTTGGAGCGGTTTCTTTATACCCCCCTAACCCTGTATAGGTAAATAAATAATACCCAGGAAATCCTGTGGGAGCTGTGAATCTACCGTTACTCGAATTGTACAAACCGTGTGTGTTGTATCCAATCACATTACACACAAATACGGTACTAGCATATACTCTCCCAGCATTTCTTCCTACCATTGCTATTGGCCCTCGGTCTGAAATTTGTCTTATGTGTACCATACCCGTTCCCTCAGTACCTTCATTTTCATTAGGTGTAAAGGCTAGACCTGTCAAATGAAAACGTCCATACTTATTTGTAAAACGAATTTTACTAAAATATTGTAAACCTGATCCAGCAAATGTAATGGTTGAACCATCATGCTGATCTGGATTAGCATGGTTAGTATTCTCAACAGACTGTTTAGTGTTAATTCTTCTCAAAAAGACAAGGTCACCGTCTGCTTGAACACCATGAATGTCTACGTACCCACCAGAACTCCATTGTAATTGCGATATGTACGCCGATTTCATTCCCGTGGGTATGTTGTACTCGACATACCCGGGTGCGTCATTGTGTCTATATTGATCATATGTACTATTAAATTTAGGATCTCCCCAACTGGAAGTGTTGCTATTTTCCGTCCACGACCCACTTGTTGTCGCTGGGCTATTTACGGCCACTTCAGTATAGCCAGTTTTATATTTCAATTTTGATGTATCAAGGATATTGTCTAGTTTGGAACCATCCGTTGAGACATTACGACCATCAACGGTACCCGTTAATGTTGTATCACCAACAATATCTAGCGCCACCGACGGATTCGTCTTTCCGATACCAACCCTACCAGTTTGGGTGTCCACAAACAGATTGGAGGTTCCAACCTCGAGGTTGGAACTGACAGACATATCAGCCTTTATTTCTGTGGCAGGGGCGTCAGTCTCTTCTTCGGCAATCAACTCGTTAAATTTAGCCTCTAGGGTTGCCTGGGTTGGGAGGTGTTGTTGATAGTCTGTAGGTACTTCAATAGAATTATAAGTATCTTTGAACTTGAACCTTGGAGGTAAATTATTACCCATTAAGGCTCTCATAGCACGCTCCATGACCTTGTGTCTTCTGAGTTTACTTGTAATAGGCATCTAGTATAGGTGTAGAATATTTTGTATGATAATTGTAAATGCAAAGACCAGTCCAAACCGTTCTTTTGGAATCCGTCATCATTGGTTTGATGAACGCCGGACTCTACTACCTTCTCAAAGTTACAAAGGTTGTTCTTCCAACCCATATTCTTCTCATGATTTGTGGTGCTCTCATTCACCTCATCTTTGAATACACAGGTGGAAATGAGTGGTGGTGCCGTCAAACTTATAAATGTCCATAAAGTATAATGAAGAATGTTTTGAAAACTCTCGGAATTGGGTCGTTTTTTACAGGCGGATTAGTTTTTGGCTTCAATATAGGAATGATATCCGCATATCTAGAAGACGCAGATTCATCTGAAAGTAAAATACCTCCGTTTCCAGTATAGATGGACTTAGCTCTCAAATTACAAAATGAATACAAACGCTACGCGGTTATGGGGGCGGTCGTCCATAAACTGATTCATAAGCGTCGCGACGTCTAGCCCTTTGATCTTCTCTATAGGCGGTAATTTCCGCAATCTCATCTTGTATGTCAAGTATGAGGCCTTGTGTAATAAGATTACTTCTATCAAGGTAACTTCTGTAAAAGCTCCGTTCATCGGATACATTGTGTCCCTTTGCACGAAGTTCTTCAAGTGTGTACTCTCGTAACCTAATACCAAGTTGTTGTGCTCGCTCTCTCACAGCATCCTTTCTCACTGCGGCAGTAACTCTCTGTTTTATTTTGAGATACTTGAGACGACTTTCTCTCTGTCTTAGCTGTCTATTGGCTTGTCCAATTGCGTGTGCGTATTGATTTATCTGTTCTGTAATCTGATCACCTTCGTTGTTTTGTTCTTCTTCTGAATCACTTTCTGGAAAGGGTCTCCTAGGTTGAAATGGAACGCGGGTTTGAATTCTGGGTAAAGCTGCCTCCGGTGAAGTTGGTCTCGGCACAACTTTGTAGATATCTTTCATTCTGTTACACATCTCCAAGTAGTCCCCCTCTGGGAGTGACTTGGAGTTGAGGTCAATAAGGGACATAAGCTGAGTAAGGGCTTCCATGGTTACAGTTGAAATTACATAGGTCTAGGTCTCACTTAGGCTATTTTGAGACACAAATTCTTGGACACATATTCTACTATCAAATAGTTTTTGAAGATATGGTCTTATAGTCTTATTTATGTTACTATGAACTTTGTAATCATATGGTTCTGGGTGAATTGATGTATGTTCCGGATTATTTACAACCTTGTACTCGGAATCATCAATGAGTAAAGTGTTGTATTCATCCGACCATGGAAACATTTCCAAAACATACCTAATCTCTTTCAAAAACCTGGGTTTCTTACCAATCATACCATCATGGGTACATTGATCTTGTGTAAATATAAATTTCAATTCGCACATTTTTTCACCCCAAACATGTTGTACGATCTGAGTTGTATTATGGGGCATCGTTGAAGACCACACCGCTACATCAAAGCGATCATGGACCCATTCAAGAAACTTCTTAGTTCCCGGTCGTATATGATATCTACAGTTACCTAGAACAAAATGTGAATTTTTGTGAGAGGTGCCGCGTTCTCTACACACAAAAATACCATTGAGATCAAATATAAGGAGGGGTCTCATTTTTTATTCTTACTTTGTTAATTATTACAACCAACTTAAGTTACATATTCTCTAGTTCATCTATGAGTGCGTCAATCCGCTCAATCCTCTTTTCAATTAGGCGTCGAGTATTGTATCTGAACTCATTTTCTATAAACATATAGGACTTATACATTTGATTTAGAGATTGATCAAATGACATATTTGCATCACCCAAAACAAATCCGTATTCATCATGATAAAATTTTAGATTTTCTGCGGTATATTCTTCAAGTAAAACATTGTGTAAATTACAGTAGTGAGCGATAGCATCTCTTTTTACATTTTTTGTCATTCGCTTCAAGGGTTTGTACCTATCTCGTTCAGATAACAAATATTCCATTTGCATCTCTAAATAGTGTTTGTCCAATACAAGCGCGGTGTCAAAATAGTAATCTTCAAAATAATGTACAGCTTCGCCATCAACAATAACATTTGGATTTATAATGGGTTGGTCATAATTGAAAAGAGTTCGGTAACCCCCCTTTACTTTGTACAACTTTTTCATACGATTACATAGTTCTAGGTAGTCCCCCTCCGGTAATAATGGAGAGTTCTTATCTATTATTTGCATAACAGCGCGGAGGTCTTCCATTCTTACATGATTAAGGACATGGTCCTTCTAAGTAACTTTCGTCTAAGCACTCTAATTCGTAGATGATGTTATCCCTCGCTTCATTTAAGATGACAAGTTGAGTTTTCAAATAGTCTCGGAGATTCCAAGTAGTATCAGTTTCTTCGTCAATAGCTTGATATCTTGATGAAACTGTGTTACCACGATCTACAAAACCATAATACTTTGTGACTGCTTCAAGATCCTCATTTACTTGTTTGAGTTCTTGGAGAAGCCATTGGATGTCGTCTCGGATTGGGTCGCCAGTCATTGTTGTTTGTCTTATTTTTACAAGGGGCTAGGTACTACTTAGGTTTAACTCTTACGACAAAAACCGGTCTTTCGGTTCGTATGATACATAATGCGGTACGCAATACATTCTTGACAAAATTACTCGTAACCAAAATTTGACTGTGATCAATAAACTTTCTTGAGTTTTCACGATGTTTATTGAGAACAGATTTCATTTTCATAGCCCTTCTCAAGGATATGTTGGAACATTGAGTTGTGTCGAATACAAGCACAGCTTTCTTTTTATGCTGCCAAATGTGGGTGAAATATCTATCAAGATCTTCCGGTGTCGTTTCATCAGTTATTCCGATGTGAAGTTTTATCATCCTTCTATAATCTACCACCTTTTATTTAAGTATTTAAAACATATGGAGAAAACTCAATGTAACCCAATTTTTTCATATAGTCCAAATTAAAATTACCTCTACTCTTATTGTAATTTTGAAGATCTACTATACCACACACTTTACCTCTGTTTGCGTGTGATGTAACAACTTTATTCTTGTCTATGTCTATCAAATCCGGTAAAAACTTTAACAATCGCTTTTTTTCTGTTTCGTAATTATACAATAAATCTTCGTATCGTAAAAAATGGACATTTTTTAAAGTTTTAATATTTTCGTACATAATTTCAACCTCTTCATTCCATTCCATTTGGTGCTTTGAACTATATGGGTGTCGAGTACTACATATAAAATATACCTGACCCAATTTTTCAAAATATTCTTCTATTTCTTTAGCTCGTATCATATAAGGTGGGTATTTATCACATTTTATGTACTTGTCTTCCCATTTTATTTTCAATATGTCATTACAATCTATTTTACAATCACGGTTATACCAATTATCTGATTTTGTTATTGAAGGGCGTGGATCAACTTCCAACATTCCTTCGTATTTAAAATTTTTAGCAAACGATGTATGTGGAGAACTATCAATCAAAGAAGCAATTACGGTAGACCCACAATTTGCGGGTGTTAATATGAAAAGATATTTTTGAACACACAATTTATTATCAAAAATTTCGTTTACTTTTGGAATAACGTACAGAGAACTCTTATTATAATATTCATAATCATTTGAATAATATTCTTGTATCTTTGGATCTTCAAATATTTTCATTTCTCTAACACTCTCGATTAATTTTTCCGAATCTTCAACAGATGTATTACGAAAAACATTAATACTTCTGAGTACATTCAAATTGTATATGTGATCCACATTTTTCACGTCTTTTATGTGTGTATGTAAAGAAGCCGTGTGACACTCACGACTACTTATTATAAAATTTATAATACCGTCTCTATCGCGATTCTGTATTAATTTTTTTAGAACATGATGAAATTCCATTTTTTCTCGTTTATACAAAACCGTATTTAAAGCTGAATAAAATCTATCTTCAACTGGTCTGACAAAACAAACCCTTGTGTAAGTAAGCTCTTTATTACTCAATTTTGATAATAACTTTTCTCTAAAATTTATAAATCTACGAATAGTTGAAGTCCCACACTTTGGAATTGTAAGAATTATTAACTGATGTTCGTCATTTACCATACACAAAATATCATTTTTATAGTTTATCTGTGAATCATAGGCAAAAAAACTTGTTCTGTTTTCTATATTTTCTTTATAGTCAGATTTCATCACTATTATTGGTTACCATATTTAAAATGAAAAGTTTATCACACAAAAGTTTAATAAGTGTAAAAAATTTCAGTAAAAGTTTTTGTTCAATGACATTTATGTCATTATTTTTGAGATATTTAATATAATTATGGTCTTCATCCACGCCCTGAAATAAAAAATACCAATCTTTCATGTCTATATGAGATCTAGCATATAAATGATCTCTTTTTTTACTATCTATAATTTTACCGTTAAACTTTGTAAAATCATCCAATGAAATAAAACCCTTCACTTTATTCCAACTATTAAATAATCCATGATTTGAACAATATCCATATTGTTTAATTATATCCATATGATCAAAGCCAAACGGCACCCTATCTATTTCAATAGGATAAGATTCATTATCCGCAATAATCATATAAGAATCTGGTGGGGGAAATATACGACTAGTTTCCATTTTAGATAACTTTTCTAAACCATGTCTCAAAAAAATACTCTCGCGATTTTTGTAAAAATATAAAAGACTTGGTCTTATCTCTTTATAAAATTTTAGTATTTCTTCTTTTGTGTGAACATCAATATCTTCAAATATTTTATGATACCTTCTATCTACCCAATTCTTATAATCTGTGTAGCGCATGAGCTCAATCCTATCACATTTTATAAGAAGTTTTGTATCATCTTCCGGGTTGGAATGGGTATAAGTTTCTGGAAGTAATTTCTCATAATAGTTAAATAATTCATTATCATGTGTTTCTTGTGAGAAACCATTACACTTTAAAAAATCGTGCATGACGAGAGACATCATTAAATTTTCGTTAAAATTTTTACCACTCAATAAATAACCAATATAACAACAACATATACCATGAAACAAACCATGTTCGGTGTCGTTTATGAAGTTTTTAAAAAATTCTTCGTCTAAACGATTAGTTGGTATAAGTAATTCTATGAATTTACTATTATTAGGTATAAAATCTTCATCCACCGTATAAGCATAATTTTCATTACATTTTTTACACAATTTAGTTGTGAATGTTTTTATAAATTCTTCCATATATAAAATACGGGTGACATTTTTATATATGTTTACTTAATGTTTATAACTGTAATCCTATCACGTAAAAGTTTGACAAGAATGAAAAATTTCAATACTATTTTTTGGTCTATTATGGGTATACCACGTTTTAACATCTCTTTTACATGTTTATTATTTTCATCTATTTTCTGATACAAAAAATGCCATTTAGATATATCTATGTTTGACTTTGCACATATTTCATGTTTGAAATGTTTATCATATAATATTTTACCCCCATTAGAATCAAAATCCTCTAAAGAAATATACCCCTTTAATAAATTAAAAGGTAAACCGAGTCCATGATTAGAACAATAACCGTGTTGTTCAACTCTATCAAATCTTTCATATCCAAAGGGAACTCGATCTGTTTCTATTTTATATGATTGAACGTCTAGAGAAGACCGAAATGAAAGTTCTGGTGGAAAACATCCATCATACTTTATAGAATCTATTATTTCAAAACCGTGACGTAAAAATATATTATTGCGGTTTTTGTAAAAGTATAATAAACTTGGTCTTACATACTTATAAAAATTCAAAATCTTTTCTTTTACATGTGAATTTATATCTTCTGTTAATTCTTTAGCCAGGGTTTTTTCTATATTTGTACACTTTTCAACTAATGTGGAACTAGAATTACATAATATAATTTCTGATAATAAACTTTCAGTTATATTTCCATCAGTTAAAATAAAAGCCATATAACAAGAACATATTCTATTAAAAAACCCTTCTTTAGTATCATCAAAATCCAATTGTATAGGTGTTTTTAAATAATGATTTAATAAACCCTCGTTATGATGGTACATTTTGGCTGGACGATATGAAACTTCGCCGCATTTTACACATAGAAATCCTATAATTTTTTCAAGGAAATCTTCCATGTCATAAAAATATGTTTATTCCTTAAGCAGTTCATTATCATAGAAATCCCTCAGTTTTTCTTTGTATTCATCTTGACTATCAACTTTAGCATTTGTTATTCCGACTTCATACTTATCGACATCTAAAAAATCAACGACGAGGTGTACACGCCAATCATCGCCGGTATTTCTCACAGAATGTTCCAATGTATTATTTATTTCGAATGCGTGCCCCGGTTGCGGGGGGGATAAATTATCAGTGCCACATGTCATTATAACACCTGAATTAGTTATCAAGGGTAAATGAACTCTGTGTGTATCTTTGAGTAAACCCATGTCATCTATATGTGGTGTGATAAAACCACCCGGTTTTAATCTTATGATCATTCCCTTAAGTAATGTACAGTGACCATAAACATTAGAAACTTCACTTTCGAATTTATTAAGCAACGTTTTGTATTTGTCAAAATTAGACATTTCAAATCTAATTATGCTTTGACCACTCTCTAATGGCACTCGTTTCGAATTTAAATATTTTGACCAATAAATAGGTATAAATTGTGTATCTTTTTGGTGACCCCTATTTCTCATGACATAGGTTGTCCATGTTTCTTCTGGTTCACTTTCTATCAAAGAAATCCATTCAGATATATCACACTCTCCCAGTTGTTTAAATGTGAAGTCAGACATTTAATATTTTAAGATATTTTTATTTTAAGCATACTTCATACTCATCTCGTGAATGAAACCTACAAGAGCATCATCAGATTTGTACAGTAAATCTTCATACTTACAAGCCTTTTGCTTTTGTTCATCACCCATCTTTATGTGATGATCCATCTTTTTCATAGAAGTTCTAACTCTTCTCTGGAGTAACCAGAACTGGAAACTTTCTTTCCATGTAAGTTTTTCTTGTATGTACTTTGGTAAAGTCATCTTACTATACATTTAGATTCTATTGTCTAAGCTCTAACACCCCGTTTGTGAACATCCATGAGAAGGTTGCACAACTCCAAGTATTTACCTTCGGGGATATCACACTCTTCAATCATTGCGAGGGCCTTTTGGAGATTGGTCACCTTTTCTCGAACTGGAGCTACGGGTGCAGCGGTGGCTTGACGCTGTTCAATTCTCTCGCGTTCTTCGGATCTGCCCAAGAACATCCGATAAACACGCTCAATCTTTTCAGGGTCAGCAGTCTTGACGGCGATGGAAGTAGCAATATCCATGTCATCAATCTCAGCAAAAGCCTCGTGGAAAGTTGTAGTTCCATATGTATACACGCTGTTCATCATAGCCAAGTCACCGTGTTTGATGGCGGCATACATCATGTAACGAATGGTGCTAAATTTGGTCTCATTGTCGAAATAGGTATAACTATATAAAAACGCATAGTATTCATCCAACCACTTATTCTTGGCACAAAATTCTATTTCTTTCTCAAGAGAAATTTGTCTTGGATTTGTCTTGAGAAAGTTGTAGATTTCCAGGTGATTGTAGAGAGCAGCAGTTTCAGGAGCTTTCTTGCATTTTTCGTAGTTAAAGGTCTTCATACACCCGAAGTGTCCCTTCTTGATAGCAGATAAGCAGGTTTTGCAGTCTTGGCAGCGCATGAGTTCTTGATTTTTTGAAGTAACTTTTCTAGCTCTTTAAGCCCACTTAGGCGTACTTTTTCTTTAATTTTTCAACATATTCGTCATACTCATCAACCTTCTTAAAGGCTTTGGCTTCAGCCTTAAATCCGACATCAATGAGCTTCTTGTCCTTCTTCTTTTGGGCAGCGGTTGGGTTTTCCATCTTATCAAACTTGCGACCATATTCAACAGATTCGGCTTGAGCCTTAATCATGTCTTCGCCTGTCTTGATCCAGTCTTCAACGAGTTTTTCGTATTTCGTGGTTTCACGTTTGTTCATTTGGGAAGTGATTTTTTTGGGAAGGAGTTTTGGTCCTTTCATATCTACTATTATGTTACATTTTTTCTATCTCTTGCCGACATATATTGTAGAATTTTTCGGAACGCAAAGTTTCATCTACATCGTGAAAGGTTTTGAATTTAGGAGATCTTGGGATGAGTGAATGCTTGTCCCAAACCTTTTCCCAAAATACATTTGAAAACTTGTCCATCATAAATTTATACAACTTGATATCTCTCATAGCCACCCATTCTTTGGTTGCCCACGGTTTTTTAGGCATTCGCCGATATGCATGTTTAACGCCCCTCATACCCAAACAATAATTATTTCCGCGGTCGTACCAATCTTTCAAACATCTTTCTAGGTCTTCTTTTGTGATAGAATATCCTTCGAGTGTAGATAGAGCATCGTTAGCACGACATCTACACTCGTCGAATGTGAGGTTGTTCATTTTTTTAAAATGACTTGTTGTGTTATAAAACTTAACTTAGGTACTCAATAATTAGTAATCACGACATGTGTTGTATTTATTTCGTCTCCAACTCTATTTGAATGTATCTTAAATGCATATTTTTTAAAGTATTCCTTTTTAATGTAACCCTCGTAAAGTTTTTCAATCAACGGCGTTTTACCAATCACCATCATACAACGTGCCTTTGATTTTTTAAAACATTCGGCCAATTTTTTGTGTTCATCTGGTCCAAACGTACAATACCCGTAATCGGTAAACTCGCTATCATATGGAGGATCTAAAAAAATAAAATCTTTTGGTTCGTTGCACTTTTCAAATACTTTCTCAAATCCTTCGTTTAATATTTCTGTATTTTCGAATACTTTAGAGTATTTTTCATCTTTTAATTCTTCAAAGTTGTAAGTTTTGTATCTACCAAATGGAATATTAAATTTACCACTCTTATTGTACCTCAGCATACCACGAAAGCACGTCTTTCGCAAATAGAAAAATCGCTTCGCATTATCTAATGGTGTGTCAATTGACATATCATCTCTCACTTTGTAATACTCGACCTCTTCATTTGGATGATCTTTCATGAATGAATGAATTTCATGACCTTTTTGTTCTTTTAAGGCTCGGTAAAAATCTATAAGTTCTTTGTGAACATCGGATACAACAGCCTTTTTAGGTTCTAAATGAAAAAATACAGCGCCGCCACCAAAAAATGGCTCTACGTATGTGTTTATGTCATTAGGTATCATGTCTACAAATTGTTTAATTTCATCCTTTTTACCACCGGACCATTTAACAATTGGTTTCATAATATATGAATTACATGACCTAAACCTTTAATCTCTTTAGTTCGGCGACGTCACTTTCCATTTTTTCGATCCTCACATTCAAGTCTTCATCTCTGCATACAAGTTCCCTTGCCACTTGGTTAAGCCACATCTTGTATTTAAGCTCACTTCCATCAAATGGACATGGGATATTAAATATTCTAAAATAATCAGTCACATTTATGAGATTTACATTTTCATACTGTTTCGAAACTTTATCCGGAATACCACCGATATATCTAACTGCAAGTAAATATCCCTTACAGTCTTCTTCTTTTGATATCTTCTGTATTTTTTCGCACGTCTTTTTGCGTTTTTCGGTATCGAGATTAAGATTACATTTCAGTTCTGCGTATACCTTTGTTCCATCATTCAAAAGAAAAAGATGATCTCTTTCACTTTCCCCCTTCTTATTTTGCGGTCGCACATTTTTAACATGGTCATATGAACTAATGAAATCTCGAAGCAATTTTTCAACATGGGTACCAAATTTAATACATTGCGATTGTGTCAAAGGTACGTTAATGAGGGAACTAATAGAATCGTCCGTATTCGCATATTTATCCGGCTTTATACAAATACTGGCAAAGTAGCGTTGTGTATGATCAAATATATTCATGTTATTCTTATTAAAACTCTATTCCTTATTTAACTTAGGCATCCGAGAAACCAAAAGCTTGCATGAAGAACTTCTTGTCCGCAGTGCTATCAAAATAGACACGGAAACCCTTGCCGTAGTATGGCTTTGGTTCATCAAGTTCTTCAGATTCTGATTCTGGCTCGGTTTCAGATTCATAGTCCGTACCATCTTCAGAATCGGAAACTTCGGAGCCAGATTCTTCAAGTTTCCAGTCATCATCATTGAAGACTACCGTGGTGGCATCACTTTCAGATTCGGAGTCTCGAGCTGGATCATAATCAAAGTCAAGTTCAGACTCCGAATCGGTAGCATAATAGTACGTCTTCTCAACAATCTTACGAGGTCTTGGTACCATCTTTTTTATTTCTACCACGGATTAAGTCCTTATTTAAGTTTCTGTGGAAGAGCTCTTTAATCATATTTCTTACAAAAGTTCCGAGACCATCGGTCAGAACTGAAAATGTGAGATGTTGTCTCATTTGAATGTAAAAACATTTAACGATCCTCCATTTCATCTTATCATTACATATCAGAAAAATTCTAATCTATTATGAAGAGTTGGAAAAGTTTTCTTTTTCCACTCTTTTTCAATGTGGTCGAACATTATGTGACGACACTTGGAATAACGCAATCGCTGAACAATTGGGTAAGATTCACATTCCTGTCTTTCTGGTAACTTCACCCAATTGTCAAAGTTTTCACTGTACCAAATTTCTTTGTCAATATTTTCAAACTCTTTTTGAAGAGATTCTATCAACTTTTGGTGAATATCTTTTCCGATTGTTTCATACTCAGTGAAGAGATTATTGATTGTCTTATTGTCTTCCACCGCATCGATTCCACGAAGCTCGTCTTCAACTCTATGAGTAAGGGAGAGAAGACGCTTGATATGACTGTCATATTGAGTATCACCATATTGAACAAAGACATCTTTTCGTTTTTTCTTGAAGTGTGTGAGAGCATCCTGACACTTCAACAGAAATTTTTGGAGTTCTTGGCGACGAGGCAGTTCCATACTTTTCTTGTAATTATTACAAAACTATAAGTAACTTAGGCTGTATTTTTTAGGTAAATGTAGAACAACAATTTCATTTGCTTCATTCACAGCAATGATTTCATCATAATCTTTGTGTTCATGTGTTATTGGGTCAGGTGTAAGTCTTCGAATAGGTTGTGGGGCAAGCAGCTCCCAGAAACTCTTGAGTATTTTATACGACATTTTTGTGGCGCCGGTGGAGGTTCTAACTCTATATCTCTATAAAGAAGATTTTCCCAAATCAGTCTTTGAATGTCTGAACACAGGGGTTCAGTGGCTTTGCAGAAAGTAATTCTGAATTCGTCTGTCACGAGTGGAATATAATCCATTTATTCACTTGAAGATAGTTGAGAACCAGTCCTGCTTAGGCGTTCATTTTCTCTTTCGATCTTTTGCTTTTCTAGATCAATGTCTAAATAAAGTCTCATTGGAGCGTCATACACCGCCATTTTTACCCAATTGAAAAAATTTTCAATATAAAAAGAAGACATTGAAATTGTGTTTCTGTAAATAGCTTTGAAATACATTTGTAATTATTACACTTTATTTTTTTATATCAGTATACTTCAGAATGTCACTTGACGACATACCTAAGAAGGTTCAATATGTTATATTAGATTCAAACTTTGTAACAGGCACAAATAACACATTTTCATTAGACTTGACACTTGAATCAAATACACACATCGAAGATATGAGTAGGGTTCTTGGTATCAAAATGGTGGACTTTTACATCACACAAGTGGGTGGAAACGATGACACAGATACAAACATTGCTAAATTTGTAGATGTGGTGTGCCCGGAAGTACCAAAGGTGGCTCAGATACTAGATGAAAGACATGGACAAATACTTGCGAGGGTGCCACTTGAACGTCACTTTTCTGGTAGTACTGCGGGTCTTGTAAGAGATAAACAATGGAAAAGTTTTAATCGAAAAACAAACTACTTCAATCCAATATCAATTAAAAAGTTAAACTTTAAAATATATGAACAACAAGACGACAATGATTACGCGTTACTACAACCAGATGCAAGATGGTATATGGTACTTGAAATTACAACAGTAAACGTAAAAGAAAAGCCTAAAGATCGCGAGCTGCAAATTTTAGAAGCGTTACAAAAGCTGCTTAGTAAGATAGATACACTTAATCAAAATGTACAGAAGTTGCCAGATAAACCACCAGAAGAGCCAAAAAAGAAATATTCGTTTGGAACTTTAGTTGGTATATTAATTCTTATTTTTGGAACCTTTCTCTGGTGGGTGAATCGTGGTACTTCTTCGGGTCCGGTGGCCATATGACCCTTTTAGTAAAAAGTATTCGTTCGTGAGATATTTTTTTTTTCGAAACATTACCTTTTTTGACATACGGATTGATTAAACGCAGTGGTCTCGAGAAATCAATATGTTTCATTTATTCATACACTTCTATGAATAAATGAAGATATCTTCTGACTGAGGTTATTTTTTAGATATTTATTCTTAAGCGGAAGCTTTAGTTGTAGCCTTCTTCTTGGTGGTAGTGGTCTTCTTTGGGGCTGGTTCTTCCTTGGTGCACTTGCATTTACACTCACCGGCTGGACCGGCTGGACCGGCTGGACCGGCTGGACCGGCTGGACCGGCTGGACCTTGAACACCTTCGCCACCACCGACACCACCATCAATAATCTTCAAAAGAAGTTCATAAAGGCGTGTCTTATCAAGTCGTGTGCGCTTCATTTCATCTTCTACCTCTCTGCGTAGTTGCAATGGATTCATTGTAATATATATAAAAGCAACATTATCTTTATACTAAATGATCATCATTGGACCACATTTACTCACTGGGATTGGTCAACATGCATCTAAATATGTTGAGCTATTTCCTGGAACAAAATATTACGAAATTGGGCGAGAGTTACCTGTAAGTGAAAACGCTCTCATTTTCATGTTACCAATAATGGATCATATCAAATATTTATCATATGCTAGAACAAAGGTAAAGAACTTGGCGTGCATGACTGTGTGTGAAACGGAGACCGTTCACGAAGATTATGGTCTAATTATGAAAGAATTCAAAAAGGTGGCGGTGCCAAGCGAATTTTGTAAACGCGTTCTTTCTAAACAATTTCCGCAAAATGAGTTTTATGTCATCCACGCACACATTCCAAAACCTAAACCAAAACCATATACATTTTATCACATAGGAAACATTATGGACCCTCGTAAAAATTTTAAAAGTATATTAGAAGCATTTGTAAGATTAAATAATCCAAACACAAGATTACTTGTAAAGGCCACTTGTTTGAAAGATGTTCAAATAAATCTACCAAATGTAGAAATAATAAATGGTTTAATTTCGGATGAAGAAATGGATAAAATTCATCACCGTGGCGACTGTTATGTAAGTTTTTCATCTTCTGAAGGAGTTGGAATGGGTGCAGTTGAGGCAGCGATACGAAATAAACCAGTTATCATAACCAATTACGGAGGTGCGCCAGAATATATCAAGACACCATACACGATTGATTGTGAACTTCAAGAATTGCAATTTGATGATTTTCTATTTCAAAAAGGTATGGTTTGGGGTAAACCAAATGAAAAACAACTCTTAGAGTTCATGAAAGATGTGTATGATAAAAATATACGTGAGATGAATCACGAACATACAAAAAATTTAGTTAGTGCAACCAATACATCACATGAATTCTTCGTGAATATAATTGGTACCAAGAACGACGAGACCAAGGATGATAGTGTGACTCATTAAAGCACCTTTTTCAGCAATCAAAGCCATGACAATGTCATCCAAAAACTTAATACCGGTTGGTTTCTTAATTATACGGGGAATAAGTGTGGCAATAGTGAGATAAAGCGCCATCGCTATTATTACAGGTCTAAGGTTCTCCTGATCTAAGAACATGATTTATAATACTATTGGATTTTAATTCCGTCAAGCTTACAGAGTAAGTCACTTATATCAACTTTATTCCCAATACTTGTCGACGCCACTTGATGTTTTCTACAATAATCACCACAAACCGCTTTAAAACGGCATGACTTTCCGGACATAGTTGTTGCACAACATATTTTATGTTTCGTTCGCTGTTCTACAACATTTTCTTGGGGTGGTGCATCAAGAACAACAATTGCTGAATTCTTTTTGGTATTGGCGTGTTTAATGTATCGCATTTTCATTTTCCATGTTGCGTCAGCTAATCGATAACATTTTTCATTTGGCTCTCCGAGGCGATACATCTTTGTTGCATCGGCGAGGCAAGCTTTCCACACAGAGTCGCGAATGACTTCCATTTTTAGATCTGAAAATTGAGGTGATTCTCCTCGACTTAGGCACTAAACATATATTGATCCAGCCATCATGAAGAATATTACAATTAAACCAATTAATACCATTTGACTGTGATTTGGATAACAACATTCGTACCTTTCATCAAATTGTACTACATGTACACTTTCTGGTATATCGTCATTTATACCCAAGACTATGTGATTGTTTGGGTTTTGAACGACGACATACTCATTCATAAAGTTTTCTACTTTTTTAATTTTAAGCAGTTTCTCCACCTATTTGCGCCAGATAAATATCGACTTCACCAACAAATTCCGGACACTTTTCTGAAGTTCTCTTAGTTACCATGTCTTGAACATTTGTCACATGTTCCTTGAATTTTTTAACATCAATACCAGTTGCGTTGTGGATTTGTGTCTCGGAAGCAATATCCTTTAGAGCATAGAAATAAGCTGCTGCATAGTTAGCGTGGAGTATAGCTATGACCGGAGAAGCATCTTGTTGAGCGGCAACCGCATATCGGGCTGACTGTCTGACAAGCTTCTCAATTGCTTTGTTCATACCTCTGGTCTTATTTTGCATCATGAGATAAAGCACAAAAATTATAGCTATGAGATAAAGATAAGCCATCTTCTACATATAAGTATGAAAATAAAATGGAAACAGGTATGCGCCATATGTTGGGCGCCACTAGACCCATATTATATCCGTGGTACGATTAGAGAAAAATACTTATTTGATGAATATCTGATCAAAACAAATCTACCATTTCACTACAATGATACATGTAGGTGGAAAGGTACGAAAGTTTGTAAAGCGTGTCACCTCAAAGGTGGTTTGAAATTTAATCCACAAATGGATCACCTTCGTAGAATTGGGGTACTAAGAAACATTAGACCAAAGCGACAATCAGTTGATAGACCTACGACTAAACAGTGGAGAGAAGATTTCTACCAAATCCTCAAAGATGACAATTAAAACGCCTAAGTAAGTTTTACTTATCATATATAATAATAAAAAGAATGGGTCCGATCGTCACAAATGATTTACATCTTTCACTTGATTTTGGTATCAATGAAGTGAAAGTTAAAAAACTTAGAACGTACGGCGAGGAAGCTCGAGAAAGATTTATCCGAGTGTCTAATCGGTATGGAATCGATCCACATCTATTTCGTATTGAGGTTGAGGTAAGAGTAAGCGGTGCAACCGCTGGAATGACCGACACCTACTATTACGGTGAAGGCAAACGATTCCGCTCTGTTAAAGAGATACTGCGATTTACAGACCAAGATATAGAAAAACGACTTACATCTGAAAGTTCAAAAATCAATGAAACTATTAAAATTGCACTGGATCTATGTGAACCTTTTGTGGTGAAATCAGAAATTGAACCGGATATATTTCCATTCAACGAAAATTTGAACGTGGTTACATATATCGATTCTCGTGGACACAGTAGACGTATGTGTAAAAACCCATACAACACCAATGTCAGACACTATAAACAGTTGGGATGGGAACACACTTCTGAATGTAAGTGTCCGCATCATAGAAAATTTACATACTGGCGTCGCCTTTCATCAAAAGTGCATGGAGATCGCCAGTCTTTCATAAAATCAAAAAATGAGCACTACATGCAAACTGTTGTCGGAATGTCCCACGATAAATACCTAGAGTTTCTTCATGAACGATACAGGTGCATGTTTTCTGGGCTCGTGCCAGAAAGTGAATTCCAAAAAACTCCACTAGAACTATTTGATTCGGATTTAGTCATTGATGAATTCTATCCACGGTGTGCTGGAAAAGGTCTCACAGATCCATCTGAGATTGCCACGTTTTTAGCGAAAGTATTCAATTATGCGAATACTCAGTACCTACTCAGAAATGGTACACATGCGAGAAAGTTGGGAGTCGCCCCAGAAATGAATAAGATGCTGGTTAATAATCGAAAGGGTGGAACTATTTGTGAAGAGGCCCGCCGGAACTTTGATATGATCGTACCAGCACCCGAGGCCGTGGATTACTTTAGAAGAGTTGTAGAAGATTTTGGTTTTTAATGAAAAATAGCTTAAGTGAGAGCCTCGTTTCTTAAAAAGCAAGAAAAATGGGAGAAAGCGTTCAAAAACTCACCCACATCGAACATGTCCTTAAAAGACCGGATTCATATGTTGGTCCAGTGGACCTCAGTTCTGAACCGTACTGGCTTCATCACAAGACTGATAACAAATTCAAAAAGAAGAGCGTCAATTATTCACCGGCTTTGCTCAAAATTTTTGATGAAATATTGGTCAATGCAATTGACAGAAACTCACTCTATCCGAAGGGTGTATCGAGCATCTCGGCGGGGATAGACAAGGAAACTGGTGCTGTCACCATTGAGAACAATGGACCATTGGGTGGTATCGCTGTCAAGATGCATGAGAAAGAACGTGTTTGGAACCCCGAACTTACTTTTGGTCACCTACTCACAAGTACAAACTATGATGACACCAAGAAGAGAATTGTTGGTGGTCGCAATGGTTATGGTGCCAAATTGACAAACATCTACTCTTCGGAGTTTTCAGTAATTATCAAAGATCATGAAAATAAGAAGACTTATTCCCAAAAGTGGGAAAACAATATGACTGTTTGTCATCCGCCAAAAATTACAAAACATTCTGGTTCAACTTCTTCAGTTTCAATTACTTTTGTTCCAGATTGGAAAAGATTTGGTATGAAAAAGATGGATACAAACATTTACAAGATTTTTGAAAAGAGAGTTTGGGATGCAAACATTTGTACCACACCAAACTGTAAGGTCAAGTTTCAAGGTGAAGCTCTTCCCAAGACTTCCTTTGAAGCTTATGCCAAGATGCACGAAGGTGTGACTGATGTCTGTTCAGTGACTACTGATCGTTGGTCAGTGTGTATTGGTCCTTCAGAAAATGGTCTTGAACAAGTCTCTTTTGTAAATGGTATCTGTACCACAAAGGGTGGCACTCATGTGGATCATGTAGCTTCTTACCTCGCATCGGGTATCATTGACGAAATGGCGAAGAAGATTAAGTTGAAGCCACAACAAGTCAAGAATACTTTCAACATCTTTGTGAAGGCAACTCTTGAAAATCCAACTTTCTCAAGTCAAGTCAAGTCTGAATGTACTTCAAAGGCTCAAGACTTTGGGAGTAAGTTTGATCCACCAAAGAACTTTGTGAAGAATGCTCTCAAGACTGGCATCAGTGATGAACTCACAGCACTCTCAAAGTTCAAGGAGATGAAAGAACTCAAAAAGACTGATGGTGCCAGAAAGTCCAAAATTACCGGCATTCCCAAGTTGGACGATGCAAACAAGGCCGGTACAGCACAATCTGGTAAGTGCACTCTCATTGTGACGGAAGGTGATTCGGCAAAGACTTTGGCGGTCGCAGGTCTTTCAGTCGTTGGTCGAGATCACTACGGTGTATTCCCACTTCGTGGTAAGTGTAAGAATGTCCGCGATGCTTCGGTGGCTCAACTTACATCAAATCAAGAGTTCAATGATCTCAAGAAGATTTTGGGTCTTCAACAAGGCAAAGAATACACAGATGTTTCTGAACTTCGCTACGGTCGTCTTATGATTATGACCGATGCGGATAATGATGGTTCCCATATCAAGGGTCTCATTCTCAATATGATTCATTATTTCTGGCCCAGTCTCCTCAAGTTGGGGTTTGTAGTCTCAATGGTGACGCCAATTATCAAGGCTTCCAAGGGTGGACAAACAAAGTCTTTCTATACAGACTCTACCTTCAGATCCTGGTATGGTAATGGTCAACCCGGGTGGAAGATCAAGTACTACAAGGGTTTGGGTACCAGCACGAGTGCCGAGGCCCGAGAATATTTCAAGAAGATTCAAGACCTCACAGTCAAGTTTGACGTGGATATCATGACAGACAAATCAATTGTTCTCGCATTTGACAAAAAGAAGGCGGACGATAGAAAGTCTTGGCTCCTCGAAAGTACCGCTAAAAATCCAAAAGAATTGGAAGTTCCATACGGTAATGTCAAAAATTTGAGTATCTCAAACTTTGTCCACAAGGATCTTGTCAATTTCAGCTTGGCGGACTTGAAGCGTTCTATTGCACATATGGCCGATGGTCTCAAGCCTTCACAGAGAAAGGTTCTCTTTGCATGCTTTCACAAGAATCTCAAAGATGAAATGAAAGTTGCACAGTTGGCGGCATACGTGGCTGACAAGTCCGCATACCACCACGGTGAAGTATCTCTAGCGGATACAATTGTCAAATTGGCAAATGACTACACCGGTTCAAACAATATCAATCTTCTCGTACCATGTGGTCAATTTGGTACTCGTCTTATGGGTGGCAAAGACGCTTCCCAAACGAGGTACATCTTTACAAAACTCTCCAAGGAGACGAGGAAGATCTTTGATCCGCGGGATGATCCGATCCTCAACTATCTCGACGACGATGGTCGACCGATTGAACCAGATTTCTATATGCCAACTCTCCCGATGGTTCTTGTCAACGGAACCGAAGGTATTGGTACAGGTTTCAGTTGCTATGTCCCACCTTTCAACCCCAAGGACATCAAGGAAAACATCACGAGATCTTTGAGTGGTATGTCTCTCAAAGAAATGACACCTTGGTTCCGAGGATTCAAGGGTAAAGTATTCAAAGAAGATGGTACTTGGATTACCGAAGGTGTTTGGAGAGATACCGGTTCCCGCCTCAAGATTACCGAGTTGCCACCTGGTCGATGGACTCAAGACTACAAAGAATACCTTGACACACTTGTGGAGAAGAAGGTGATTACAAACTTTACAAATAACTCAACAACCGAAGATGTTGATTTTGAAATATTTGGTTATTCGGGTAAAGATATGATCAAGGATCTCAAACTGAGAAAGTCTTTCCACACATCAAACATGCATCTCTTCCATCCAATGAAAGGGATTTACAAATACTCAAGTCCCGAAGAAATACTCTCAGACTTTGTGAAACTTCGTCTTGATCACTACATCAAGAGAAAGGAACATCTTATCAAAGTACTTGAAGTTAGATCCAAGATGTGTGGATACAAGTCAAAGTTTGTCACGATGGTGATCGAAGGACAAATTGTAGTCTTCAAGCGTAAGAAGGATGATCTTGAAAGACAATTGTCCCAAATTTTCCCAAAAATTAATGGCACATATGACTATCTTCTCAACATCAAAACAGTTCAGTATACCGAAGAATGTGTCAGAGAATTGCTCGAGGAATCAAAACAGGCTAGGGAAGAACTCGAAATTATGAAAAATACATCACACATTGATATGTGGAAAACAGATATTAAAAATATGTAAGCAATAGTAGGTATGGGTGAAGCTGCGAAAATTTCGCTCAAAGCTATTGGGAAGCAAGACACTTACTTACTTTCCAAAGAACCAGACGAATCATTCTTTAATTATACCACTGATAAGAGACATTCCGAATTTAGGAAGTACCACAGAAGTAAACATGTGATCAATCCCGGGCAAGTAGACAATTGGCCTTTTAATCAAACTATAAAAGTTAAATATGAACCACAAAATATGGGTGATCTTTTGAGTAATATGTGGATAAGCATACAGATGCCCGCCGTTTCAAATGGGAATTACGCAGATCAGCTCGGTAGACATATACTTAAAAGTGTAACAATGCGCATAGACGATATAGAAGTTGAGAAAATTCATGATGATTGGGGAATTATATATGATGAACTTTATTTAGAAATTTCAGAAAAGGTTGCAAATCGTTTTCTTGTAAATAGAAATTTGGGATTTGATGCATCTGAAGATAATCCTGGGTATGCACAATACAATTCAGAATTAATGATACCAATTCACTTTTTCTTTTCTAGAAAATATGCGAGTGATGAATATTCAACGAATAAACCAAATAGACCATATTTTCCACTTTGCTCAATTTTCAATCAGAAAATAATTTTTGAATTGGAATTTCATAAACAAACTTTCTTTACAGATACAACAGATGTGATTGAATTACCTTCTTTTGACATAATTACAGAAGAAATTACACTAAGTGATGAGGAGCGCATTTACATGATGAAAGAAAAGCAAACTCTTGTGACAGATTTGGTAAGAAAACACCCATCAATTGTGACCGACGAAGGTAAAGATGTTATAAGAAATAATCTTGTTCCAAATATACCGGTCAAGTGTATTCACTGGTTTTTTAGAAATGTAAAATTTGAAAACGAAAATGTTTCAACAGGTGACCCAGTTCCAAGTGAAGACGGTGAATATTTTATGCACAATCGTTTCAACTTTTCGTCGAATGTAAACTTTGATGAGACTTATACATTTTTCGCACCAGTAATGGATTCCGCAAGTTTTTATATAAATGGTAATAAAATGCCAAATATTTCAAATACAACGCACACATATTATAAGTATCTCATACCATCACAAAAAAGATTGTCGAGACCGATAAGAAATATATATACATATAGCTTCTCGATGAATCCGATAAATGTGGAGCCATCGGGAAGTTTAGATTTCAGTCAAATACAGTCCGACAAAACTGCATTTGAAGCTAAACTAGATACAGGTTTAGTCGATATAAATAATGATAGTTTTACCCTACACATGTATTACACAGGTTATCAAACATTTGAATTTGAAAAGGGATTTATGTCTGTTGCTTATTAAATAGTAACTCTTTGTTATCGTTAATGTAATCAATAATTCTATTCTTAATACACCATTTAATGAAATTCAATTGAGCCAAAGTCGTTTGAATTTCATGTGACGTACCAGGAATCTTATATGCAAATTTTTGAGATCGACAAAATGGATCGAATAACTTTTTACTGTACCCATCCAAAGAAGACTTGTATGCACAATGAACAGTAAATAACTTTCCATCACCGGTTTTATAAGATGTATGGTTCTTTTTAGAATAATTTGTAATAAACCATTCCAAATTTCTTAGAGAAATACCACTCGACTTATCCAATATTGTCAATAATGTAGTTTTATTCTTCTGTTCGTTGTAAAAATTATTAATAGATGTTAGTAGAATATCTCTTTTGTTCATTATTAAATAATAGTATTCAATTCTATAAGCCCATTATTAGCACTTTCACAACCCGGACACCCTTTCACAAACATCTGTTCTGAACCGTGATTATGCAAACTTGATGTAGAAAGGACACGTTGACATATACGATCACCTTGTGATTTATGATGACGACAGTATCCATTCGATACAGATTTAAATGCGCATCTATCTCCGTTTGATTTTGTGCCTCTACAAATCGTAGAAGTATAATTTTCCGGTATATCTTTCAGTAAAAGTTCCAAAGGAATTGCATGTTTTTTTGAAATTTTTTCAGCATATTCTGTAATAATCGAGTTTACACGATCCTCGAGTTCTTCCTCGAATATCTTTGTAATCTTATCATGAAGACTCATTCTTAGTAATACCTTGTTCGTAATTTTTAAATAAGTCTTCAACTGTTTCTTCTTTTTTAACTCTAGCCTCCTTAAGGCGATTTCTAAGAATAGCCAGTGTACCGGTTTCTTCCAATCCAAGTCGTCTACATTCCGCAACGAGATCATCCTTTTTCATTGTACTCAGGGCGGGTTCTCTCTTTGGTTTTGGTGGTTTGTGTTGATTGATAATTTCGCCAAAGATTTCTTCCTTCACGTTCTCATATAGTGGGTCCAAAAGGTCACATACAGGGTTCAGGAATTTGTTAAGGAAATAATAGTGATAATCTACAGGGATGTCATGCTCCTCTACATATTTTGGATCTTCGGCTTTTTCGTACGCCTTTGCTTTGGAATTTTCTGTTTTTGTGAGAAGATAGGGAACCCTATCACCAGATTGTGGCTCAGACCCAGGCTTTCGCTGACGCATTTTCGTAACAACTTGAACATGCGATTGATTGATATTCACACTCTCAGAACTCGTAACAGACACATTTTTACCAGCAACCTTGTACGTATCCGCCAGGGATTGGCTCAAGACCAGTTTTTCATTCGGAACATCACCAGACAAAAGCTCAATTGCTCTTTCCTTGGCAAGTTCTTTGGGTGGCCCCGGATCACTCGACGTTAATACAACATCGAGAAGTTCTTTACACACTTCACGGACGTGTGGAGTGTTATCGCGCCTTACGAGTTGAAGACCTTTTACATCTATGTAGTCCATATGCATATTACCATCTTTACCCTTTGTCCAAAGTTTGGCTGCATAGCGCTTCTTACTATAGAGGAAATAAGGCCAATAAACTTTTTCGAGCTCCAAGTTATTTGGCTTCTTGAAGAGAGCTGAACACTCTTCTGCAGCTCTCTCACCCACTTCCCAGCTGTATGCGATGGCTTCTTCACCCTTGCGATCGCCTACATCAAACTCAACCATGACCGAATCGGTGTCACCATACCTTACCTTCGATCCGGGGAAGTTCTTTTCAACGTAGTTTTTTGTCTCTTCAATCATCGCACGTCCCTTAGAAGTTGTAGTAGAAGCAATTGGAACACATGGAAGAATACCCTTACCAGCTCCAGTGAAACCGTAGACAGAGTTCATTGAAATTTTATAGGCGAGTTGTTTACCATTATAAACTTCCTTCATAAAACCGGTAGCTGCTGCCATATCCTTTTTGGCTTGCTTACGAAATTGCTTCAATTCTAAAAGAATTGCTGGTAAAAGACTTGGGACATCTTGGGCAAACTTGTAAGTTCGATCTCCGATATGAAAAGTTTCATAAGTAATTCCGGGTACCGCGCCATACTTCTTCTCATCCATAACATACGAAGAATAACACAAATTATGTGCCATCATAATCGATGGATACAGTGATTCGAAATCAAGGGCTGTAATTGGTGTGTAGTATGCACCCTTTTGCGCCTCCAAAACTGTCGCACCTTCATATGGTTCTTCGGGGATTGCGCCGTAGCGAATCGTCGGCACCATAAATCCAAGCTCTCTCGCTTTCTTTGTCAACTGTGAAAATACCTTGATTTGCTGTCCACGCTCTACAAGGAATGGAACTGGTACCCACGTTGCCTTCGCCATCTCCACCAAATTTAGAAGTGTACACAACTTCTTCATAAGCCTATGGGGAAGTAGTGTATCCTTGATACAATACTCGGCAACTTCCCGCAATTTCACTGGATCTTCTTCAACAAATCTAGCAAACATTTCCTTTGGTGGCATATCAATTTTTTGGTCACCCAAGTATAACTTTGATACATTATCCAATTTATAGCTATCAAGCTTGTAACCCTTTTTAATTTCGTGGAACAAATCGAAAATAAATCGACCAGGCATCGGAAGAAGCTTCAGAAGATTATCACCGAGAGCACTCGATGAAAGCTTCTTAATCACAAGTTCAGATTCGGTATCCTTCAACTTACCCAAATTGAAGAAATCGTAGTGGCATTTATTAATTTGAGCACGCTTATATATGTACTCCATATCAAAACCAAAAATGTTCCAACCAGTTATGATATCGACATCTTGTTTGTGAAGATACTTCTGAAAAGCTTCCAACATCTCCTTCTCAGTTGGATAGCTCAAAATAGTAGAGCCATCTAGATTTGGATCGGTTTTCTTGTAACAGAGGCAAGTCTTATCATACGGTTCATCGGACCCAAACTTACAAAGTGAGATTGCAATTTGGAAACATGCGTCACCGGGAATGTTTGCATCAGGAAACTTACCCGTAGAACTGTTACATTCAATATCTACCGAAGCTACAACAAATGGAGCAATATCATCCCGTGCCACGGGTTTAAGAGTCGTCCAGTCATTGCAGAACAAATCAATGTCTACATGAGCCAAATGAGAACGAATGCACTTATTACCTGTATCAAGCCAACCGGTAGACTGAATACCCGTCCGGTGCATCAGGCGTAAAACTGGATCTAAGTTTGATTCGTATACTTTAACATTTTTTACACCAAAAATGTTGAAGAGTTCCGGTGTTCTATCCAATGGCTTTCTCAGGAACGAATCTACAAGTCTTCTTGCTTGAAGGTTCTTGAAGTTCACTTTCATGAAATGAAATTCTTCGTTATTTTGAAACCCCCAAACATCTTTAGACTTCATAAGAGAATACGATACGAGACAATCTTTACATTGTTCATTAATCTTTTCATAAATAGTTTTTAGTTTTTGGTTGTTAATATTTACCGGAAGTTTTATAAAAAAATACGGCGTGAATTCTGTAGTGACACAAACCGATTTTCCATCTTCAGTCTTACCAAAGATACTAATCAAGTGTTCGTCATCACTGTCTCGAGCCTCCCAGGTTAATGCTTGGAAGGTTACCATTGTGTAATCATCGACCGAAAATTTTAATATACTATATTAGTAAAAATGTCAGCCGCCTTGATTGACCTTGTATCTAAAGGGGCTCAGGATGTATACATCACTGGCCAACCAGAAGTCAGTTTTTTCAGACAAAACTACAAGCGACACACAAACTTTGCTATGAAAGCCGAACGCATGGACTACATCGGTACTTTTGGTGACGACGCGGAAGTTGTTATTCCAATTCGTTCCAAGGGTGATCTTTTGAGTTATGTGTGGGTCGAAAGTACCGATATCGCTAATATAGGTACTAACGCGACCGGCTTCTTCTCTTCGGCGTCTTCCAACCCAACTGTTTTCCAATTGTGGATTGGTGGTCAAAAGGTTACTGAACTCGATTCCCTCTTCATTCAGGGTGTTCACAACCCACTCTTGCGTGACAACACCGCGAAGGCGTCTTGTGCGATAACCACCAATGTTAAGAAGGATAACCACTCAGGAAACTATTACATGATTCCATTTTTCTTCGGTGAGGACTGGACAAAGGCTCTCCCACTCGTGGCTCTTCAGTACCACGACGTCGAAATCCGCGTCAAGTGCCGCGGTGGCGGATTCACACCACCAACCCCACCAAAAGTTTACGGTAACTATATCTACCTTGATAGCGAAGAACGCAAGTTCTTTACCGACAATGAACACGAATTGTTGATTACCCAAACCCAATACCAACCAGCGACAAGTACCGATACCGACCTTGACCTCAGCTACTTCAATCACCCAGTGAAGTCTCTCCACCTTGTTTCTGGGAAAGCTACAGGTGATAACTGGGACAATGAATTTACCTTTGAAAAGTCTTCCCTTTACATTAACGGTGTTGCCCTTTTCGAGGAAACTTCTAACGTCTACCACCACAACGTTGTTCCAGAAATGCACTGCACCGATCTTCCAGACAATGTTCTCGACGATCTCCCAACTTTCAGCTGGCCATTCTGCCTCACTATGAGCAAGACACAACCAACTGGTACTCTTAACTTTAGCCGCATTGACAACGCGAAGATGACCCTCGTTGGTCCATCGGGTGGTAACGCTCTTCATAGAGTGTATGCGGTCAACTATAACATCCTTCGTATTAAGGATGGTATGGCTGGTGTTGCCTTTGGTAACTAATTTAAATAACTTAACTTCAGTAATAACTATTTACATACGATTGGTTTAAAAATATCAATGATATGTAAGTTAGGATGGACCTTGTCCCCATTAAACTCATCAAGAACCGCGATGTTCGTAACACCCTTTTACGAGCCAAAGGTGAGACTGCCGAAATTGACACCTCTGACTACATTGAGAGTAAAATGAATACAACTGTCGCGGCGAGATATCTCATGGCTATTGAAGATGCTGCGGAAATGGCTAAGCAACTCCTCCAGAGACCGGGTATTTTTGAACAAATTGGGAAGGACATCAAGAATGAAGCTGGGTACGATTTCAAGTTTAAGTGTCGCAGGACATCGAATATGACTAAACTCACAAAAAATCGTAACGGTACTGAGTATCTTCATATCGCCCACACCTATCCAAGTGGTGATGGTCACTACGCTCTCGCAAAAATTAATCACACGAACAAGAACATCAAGTTGTTCAATTCAATGGGTGCGGGTCGCGCAGAATTCAAGAATGAACTTCGTGCAGTCTATGGAAATGCCTACACAATAAGCAACAAACAATCTTCATTCCAACCAACGGGTGGATTTGTGACCACGAATACAGAAAATTACAAACAACTTCTTAAGAATACAAAAATTAACATTCGGAACAAAAAAGTTTTGGAAAAGTCTTTTGAGATTTCACAATATGATGAATTGTCACAACATCACTTTTGTTACATTGAAGCATTCATCGCCATGATGCACGACACATTGGGAACACCCATCGGTCCAAAGGATCCAAGAGTTCGCCTTCAATTTGTGAAGAAGGTTGTGTGGGCACTTGTACATAAATATACTCCACCATCAAACAGAACTTCACTCAAATGGAAATACTTTGAAAAGAACTTTCCATACTTTCTCAAAATTGTGGATGCAAATGGTCAAAGATTTAGATTGAATCATATCGCACAAGTTCCTAAAGTTGTGAATGGTACGAATGTTGAAAAAGTTAAAAAAAGTTTGATGAAACTTAAACTCCCAAATAGTATCAATAGTTCATGGTCACTCACACAAATCATGAATTGGGCGGGGAGTAAAAGTACTTAAAATGCATTTAATACACAATACTAAGGATGATAATTGAAGACTTTTTTCCAATTCCGATTGCCAGTAATAGAATTCCTAGAAGTCTCAACAACAATGAAATTGATTTTATAAATTCTCAAAAAATAAATACTTGTAAAAATCCTGGGAACATATCTAGTTATAATCATTATGTGTTAGATAGCGTAGAACTAAGAGATTTGAAACTAATTTTAACAAAACATATCAATGAATATTTTAATATTGTATTTGAACCAGAAAAAGAAGTAGAATTGTATATAACAAATTCATGGTTAAATTGGACAGAACATGAACAATATCATCATAAACATAGTCACGGAAATAGTTTAATATCTGGTGTATTTTATATAGATACGGTACATGATGATGTAATTAACTTTTTTAACCCAAATAAGCTTCTTGGAAATATTTCAGTTAAACAACCAGAAACTGGTAAATGGAATTGTAGAACATGGACATATCCGGCACGTAAAAATCATGTGATATTATTTCCCTCGCAACTAGAACATAGAGTTCCAGAAAGATTTATTCCGGGTGGCACAAGAATAAGTCTGGCGTTTAATACATGGTTTAAAGGATGTGTGGGACATCCAGAAGATTCAAATGCTTTAGAATTGAAATAAATAATAGTCGTTAATAACAAATGTTTCCAGCTCTAGTTGTCGGAACACTCGCAGCCGCTGCGACTTATACATTTTTGGGTGCAAACCTTGTCAGTGCCGCCAAGGCTAAGGAGATGATTCGCTCAGGAAAGATAAAGAAGGTCATTGATGTTCGTACAGTGACGGAGTACAGAGCTGGTCACTACAAAGGTGCTCTCCACATTCCAGTGAATAAGATTAATAAGAAGACTACCACGGAACTTCCAAAGAAGGGGTTACTCGTCTATTGCAACACTGGACAACGGGCCAGATTTGCAGCAGAGAAACTTATTGAATTAGGTTTTGAAGATGTTTATTACATTGCTGGTCACTACTCTACGCTGCAGTGAGACCTTGGATGACCTCACTCGTCTTTTCATACATTCGCTTCGCATAGAACTTCTCATCCTTGAGTTGTTCCCAAATCGTCAATCGATACTTCAAGAATTCCAAGAATCTCTCGGGGTCTCGATTGGACTTGTAACGAACCTTTTCACCTTTCATAGCCTTCTCCATCGCGGCGAGCTTGGCTTCAAACATGCGTTTTTGCATGGCCTCAGGGGTTTCGCGAGAAAGTGATTCATCAGCCTTCTTGAGAGACATTTTGTCTTACACACGCGTCATATCTTTATGTCAGTCTATTATAAGGTATGTTTGTAACATTAACTATAATTGCAATTTTGGTCGTAATTCCAATTATACTTGTGTATGTTAGTAGAAAAATTACATATGGATAACTTACGCTCTGACCTTGTTCCAGATACTCTTGATTTCCTTAGAAAGTTTCTCAATCTTGTCCTCGAGTTTTCGGACAGTCTTAAGGTCATACTTTTTGTAAGCAGCCGCTTGCTTGTTTAACAACTCGTTGAGTTTTTCTTGCTTCTTACTAGCCTTGGCAACTGTTCGGTTGAGCAGCATCCGTCTTTCCTTGAGTTCGTAAAGTTTTAAGAGAGTATTCATATTTACTTTGTGTCAATATATTATTTCAGCTTGACACCCAAAACTCTCCGCAGCTTTTGAAGAATTTGATTATCTGGAATAGCCTTTCCGGATTCATATGAATTGATTATGTTTGCTGGAACTCCGATGGCATTTGCCAAGTCTTTTTGCGTTTTAAAACCTTTACCAATACGAGCTTGTTGAATTGTTTTGGCAAGGGAAAGGCTTACCTTTTCATGTGTTCCAAATTCGGTTCGATCAAGTTTTTGTTCTTTTGTGACTTCGCGATGGGGAACATTGACAGTAGTTCGTTTGCCAAGTGTTCCCTTCCCATGAATGATAACCGGATTCCAATCTTGATGATCCATCTTTCTTAATTATTACCCCTATTTTTTAAGATACCATTAAAAAGAACATGATACATTAAATGCTATTGTAATTCTATTATCTGTTTCTACGGGGTTTACGGCATGTTTAAGTGTGGAGGAAAAAACTAAAACGGTTCCTTCTTTTATGTCTTCGCGAATAGATGTATCAAATATAAATTTTTTATACGGATTTGCAAATGGTGCATTTAATTGATTTAAATCATATGACAGTGAATTTTTTCCTTCGTCATTTAAAATATAAACTACAGAAAATGTTGGATAAAACATATCATTATTCAACATAACCGAATCTCCCACGTGATCGTGCATTTCTTGATATTGACCTTTATCATAAAAATTGGCCCAATAGTCTTGTAAAATCATTTCTTTGGGCTTACCCATACGACCTTTCAATTCGGATAACATACTTTTTATAGGTTTCCAAACAATATTTTCAATGTCTTCATCGTCAAGAAATTCATATTTTTCCTTAAAATCCACATCTCTCGAAAAATTTGTAACAAAATTAGCCCGTCTAAACGGTTTAGTTCCAATCGAATCTTTTTTTATTTTAGCCAAAACCGATTTGTATTTCTCTTTTATTTCTAAATGATTTTCAACTTGTGTCCAATACAAATATTGACACGGAAATTGTATATGTGGCATTTTCTAATTATTGTTTTTATTTTTTAAAAGCCTTTCAAGACGCTCGCGTTCTTTATTCATAAAAACAGTAAGTTGCATTACTTCACCGTCTAAATAAACTTGACCGTGATTTTTTATTTTTTCATGTTTTATAACCTGATCAACTCTCACAAGATTTACACGCACCGTTTTTAAATTTAATACTTTACTGTGATGTACAGCAAGGAGAGCTGCATCTCGTTTTGTTTCTTTGGGAATTGTATCAGTTTCGCAGCAAATAACAACATGAGAACCTGAACCACCATCTACGTGCATCCACCATTCATTTGGATAACTCGAAAGTGTTAGGTTGTCATTCTCTTTGGCATTTTCACCAACTTTAATCAAAATGCCATCAAGGGATTTATAAGTCTTCATAGTAAATTATATACTTTAATCTTTAATAACTAGCTAACTTATCACGATCTCTGTTAGCAAACCAACCGGTAGCGATATATTTTGTTTTACCTGTAACTTCTAATCCCCGATGAGGATACGTCCAGGTTGCAGGAAAAATTAAAAGTTTGCCCTCCTTGGGTTTAACTTTTCTACCATTGTGAAATTCGGTTTGACCACCGTCTTCATCTTCCAACGTATTCAAATAAAATATGTAAGTTAAATATCTATCGTCCCCGGAATCATCGTGCCACTCATAATATTGACCTTTTTCTGTACGTTGTACTTGAAACCCAGAAAATCCAGTAATATGCCCTCTGGAACCACCTATATCACTCCACCATTTTTGAGCGTGTGGTATTTTATTTATATGCGCTGTGTAGTGTGTTATAAACACATAATTTAAAACTCTACTTAGTTTTTTATTTATATCATCCCATTCCATTAAACCGGATATTACCAAATCGGTAGATTTTTTAATATCCTCCAAAAGACCCGAACCAGTGATTCCGGGACCTTTGCGATCATCTTTTTCAAACCTTTCTATGATTTCGCGACATAATCTACTCGGGATGATATCTTCAAGTTCAATTATAAAATCGTCCATAATACATTATAAATTTTATTCTTTAATAACTATAAGATGAACAATAACGACGATGTTGTAATTGGTAGTCCAGGAGCGCGTGCGACTTTCAACACTTCACCAGCTCGAAGGTACAATCGCAGAAACTATAACGGAGCTCGCGCGTTGGTCAGAAACTATGCCTACACAAACTCAAATACCAACGAAAACAATATCGGTCAAATTAGAACTCGTGTCATAGATCCAAACAATCTCAGACGCATGCGAAGAGCACGTATGTCTTTTGTTAATGTTGGTCCAGTGCGTAGGCGTCTCAGCTTTGGAAATAATGGGAACCGACAAAATTCGTCCAATTACATCAAAAATGAAAATCAAATGAAGAAGAATGCCAGTGAAAATAACAAGACTAAGAAAATTCAATGGAAGAAAGTGAGTGTGAAGAACCTTCCAATAGATGTAATTTCAACTAATAATTTCAAATCTGGTGAAAAGGCTGTGAAGATTAACAAACTTTATCTCACACCAAATTCTTTCCGTAAATTGGCTCGTATGTCTATGACAAAGGCTATCAACTCCAATGGAAATATGGTTCTATTCAAAAATCCCCTCACCAGGGAAAATGTTAAAAAAGGTGATCTCAAGTTTGTTATCCTCAAGCGTGAAGTTAAAAAGTAAAGTTATTACTATAGTAAAACACATGCGCCCGATGCATGTTGTTCTCAAACCCAGTCCATCAGTTACCCATAAGTACAGGGTAATGTTACCAAACAAAAGAGCTGTTGATTTTGGCACACTCGGATCTCCAGACTTTACCGAACACGGAAATCCAAAACTCATGCGAGCGCATCTCCTTAGAAAGGGGGCTATCGTCCCAAAGGAGTTGCGAATTGAAACTGATCCACAGGAGATACAACGAGGCATGTTACATGTTGATACCAGCACAGAGGAAGACTGGGACGATGAATTTCGCGCGGGTTACTGGGAACGATGGCTTTTGTGGTCCTACGCGGACATCAACCATGCCAAGCTTTTCATGACTATGCGCAAGGGTATTTTGTTTATGCCAACAGAAGAGAACATGTGGTTCTGTGATAATTACAAAAAGTTTTAATTGATTACTTCTATTTCCGAAACACGAAAACAATATTTACGATTAGTATCTGAATTTATCGATATCATTGTGAAATTACCCTGTGAGTGGTCTTTCACAATTTTATTCATCGCGTCCAAGTGCATGTTAGCCCTGTTTAGGTACTTAGATGTAATCATATCACCTCCATGGTAGGCACTCTCATTGGCAATAACTTTCCAAATGCGAGAACACTTTTCAGTTATATTAAGTTTTGGATAAAACTCATCGTCACAGAAATCTACATCCACTTCAACTTGATCATAACTAATTTTTACAATGTCTCCTTCTTTGACTTCAATAGGTTTCTTTGTGCCTCCAATGGCTTCCGCGAATTCTTTGTACTCTCCATCTTGGATTTCATACTTTTCTTGTATCTTATCCAACAGGGTCAGTAGGTGATGACGATCCATGTTTTTACTTTACTTATTAAAAGTTGGAACTCTAACTTAGGCACCCGTGGACCCAAAACCACCAGCTCCACGATCAGTTTCTTCTACAGCACCAACTTCTTCAACTGGCGGAGTTTCACATCGTTCAAGGACAAGTTGCGCGATGCGGTCACCCTTCTTTACTTCAAAGTCCTTGTCTCCGTGGTTGAAAAGAACAACCTTAACTTCCCCGGTGTAGTCTGGATCTACGACACCAGCGCCAACTTGGATGCCATGCTTCACGGCAAGACCTGAGCGTGGCGCCACGCGACCATAGACACCTGGTGGCAAAACAATGGCTACACTTGTCCCGACCAATGCGCGATGTGTCGGAGGGACCACAACTTCATCAGTACTGTAAAGATCGTATCCAACAGCACCACCAGAACCACGAGTTGGAATAATAGCATCTTGGGTAAGTTTCTTGATGCGAAGGCTCATTTCTATTTTACCCACGTTTCTATTCTTTATTTAATCATAACAATCGACTTCCTCTTCGTCAACTGTTAGTGTTCTTGTTGCACCGTTACCGTGTGGACAAGATTTGCCAGTACCAACCTTATTCCTGGTAACTACATAAGTATCAGTTCTATATTTATATCTCGTAGCATCGCAACGCGTTGGTCCTTGCCAGCGAGTTACATTCCCTGTCGACCAGTATCCCGCGCAATCGACGGGGCATGCCGATGTTGCCGGACAACTCTTTGAACTATTTGCTGGACAAGATTTGCCAGTGCCAGTAGGAGCTTTTGTAGTGACCCATTTTTTAGTGAGAGTTGAAGCAGCTTTACCACACTGAGTTGGACAAGAAGGATTTTCGTGATAACCTTCACAATTCTGACAATCTTCATATTTGTATTCTGTTCCACTTGTACAACTTCCCACCGTGGTTTGTTTGTATCTCTGTTTGTTAGCTTGATGGTCGCCACACGCTCCATCAACTACCCAATCACCACCTTGATAACAACATGGTTTTGGGTCTTCTGAACTTTCATTGGCACACGCACCGGGTGAATTTTCTAAAAGCGTTCGTGTCCATATATTTAAACCATTATCACCACACGTACCTTCTTCCCATGGTTGTGGTTCACAGCATGGTTGAATATTACCACAATTTTTAGTTTCTTTGTGATTGTGTTGATATAAACATGTATCAGTTTTTCCACCGTTTGCGGCTTCAGTTGTAACTTTATAAGTTCTGGACTGTGTTGGTTGTGTGCCACAAGAACCCTGACACGGCCCCCAACCATCGGCATCGGTATCTTCGGAAACTGCCCAGTTACCAACGCAGTCCACTGGAGCTGGTGGACCAGAGCAAGTTTCCCATTCTACAAGCCGTTGTTCACCTTCACAGTTTTCACCTTCAAGAGCAACCCGGAAATATTCTTGCCAACCACTTTCATCGTAACCAACTGGGTCGGCACCATTATCTTTAGATTTCACACAACCATTCGCACTCTTTTGGCGTGTTGTTTGGTAAGTGCATACCTTTGGTGGAACAACATTCACGGGACATTCAACAAAACACGCGGAATCATAAGTTTTTGTACAAGAACCATTACCCACCGCAGCCTTATAATCAGATGCAGTTTCATCTAATGTTTTTGTCATCATACCTTGACCACATGTTTCATCTGATGAACCATCGAGAATAATTCCATTTCTCTTACAAGTGCCGTCAATCCATGTATTGCCTTCACACGGTGAATCACATGGAACATTACACGGTCTAAATTCTGACAGACATGTACCATTTCCAACTTCTGGGTGATAACCTGGTGCATTTGGATCAAGAATCCATTCTTCAACGCCATCGCCACACAATCCATTCGAACCCGTGAGAATGGTATCAGTTCCCTCTTTGTGACACATCCTCTTTTTCACGTATACATCACCTTTACAATCCGATGGTTCTATTTCTGTAAAAGATTCAACACCCTCCGCTTCTTCATATTCAAATATAGGGGCTGGGTTAGTAAAATTTTGTATAACCGATGGCCCTGTAGAAGTCTGAGACGCCAATGGAAAGGGAGAAGATTTCTTGTCATCATTATAACTCATATAAATCAATCCCAATATGACGGGCAAAACAAACAATATAACTATAAGTATGATACCACCCGGCGGCCGCTGGCTCATTTTTAATAAATACTTAGAAAAATAATTCACATAACAAATAATGAGCATTGCTTGGGCTATCCATAATCATGTCATTAAAGCAACCACTCCCAAATCGGATTATGAAAAACTCAAAAGAAAAATTAACCGAACAACTTTCACCTATGGTACAGCGCTTACATCAACTTATTTCATCACTCAGGGTGCCCCGGAAGGTGTATCCGCTGCACTAGGTGTCGCGACTTCCCTCTCTTACATAAGTCTTCTTCAGAACCATGTTGACAACATTGAAAAATCGTCATTTCAAAATCAGTTGTTGGCACCAATTGGAGCTGCTGTATTTGAAACAATGTGGAATAATGCACCTTTTGGTTTTGATTTTGACTATGGTGCCACACTCGTTGGTTTCTTAGCATACAAGGTTGCGCTTCTCACAGTTCTCTACGAAGAAGTCGCAAAAATGTTAAATCCCGTTGATCCTACACTTGAAAGCAAAAAAGAGGATCCAAGCGATCATGATATCAATAGTGTAATGATCTCGGGTGAGGACGGATACGACCGATGAAATCATTGGCCAAATGGGCCAAAGTGGTGCACCCACAAAGTTTGAGGTTACTAAATTAAGTGTTGTGTGGCCAGAGAATGTATAATCATTACAAAAAGCAAATCTAGGTTTCATTTTGCAAGGCTCTTGTTTTGTGTAAGGCATCACAGTGACCGCGTTACACAAAGCTCGCGCAAAATACATGAGTGTCAGGAATGTCAAGTAAGAGGTTCTCTTCGCAGCATTCCATTTTGGCCAGTGGTAAAGGAGAAAAAGTACGGGAATAGCTAAAAGATAGTCTGGAAGGTGTTCAAACTTTTCCCAATTGGGGAGAAGATGAAATCCAACATCATATATTGGACCACCCGTACCAGAGCCATTCCTGTGGGACACATAGTATCCAATGAGGATGTTTGTCACCAACGAAAGTAGGAATAGCGGAACTATCATCTATTGTGATATATGCTTAGAAATTTTCCTAATCTCTCCAGTGACAATGTACTCATCAATCTTGTTAGCGATGCTTCGACCAATACCCGCTACCTTGTTGGGTCCTTTCCAAAGTTCGGTGCCGTTCGTTACTTCAAATGGAAGTTTGCGAATTGCTTCAGATGCGTTTTGGTAAGCGGAAGACTTGTGGAAATCTTCTTCCAAGGTGGCAAGAGTTTCCAATTGGTCCGCGATATTTTCATTGGTATCAAAGGTTTGATTCTTCTTGATTTCTCCGGTTTCGAGGAACTCGTTGACTTTTCTAATGACACCATTGCCAATACCCGGTAGGTGGGTAAGTTGTTCGCCATACTTCACCTTGAAGTCAAGGCGGTAAATGGTGTTGGCAGCCTTTTCATAGACGGCTTGCTTGAATTCGTTTTCTTCTTCATAGGCAAGCTTGTCAAAAGCATCTGTGAGTTCCGTGTTGTAAGAAACAAAGAAGTCTTCGTCGTCATCATCACTATCCGTGGATGCAATGGATTCTTGGTCAGATGCATCAACGTAGTGGAGCATATTTTCATATTCAAGCATGGCCTTTTCTTCCTCGGATTTGCGGAGACGCTCTTTGAGGTCGGCATTCTCCTTTTCAAGGTTGGCAATGTAGGTGGCAATAGATTGAGAGTTCATGGTTGAGTGTTTTTGTTTGTGTGACTTTTGTAGTCACTATAACCGACTTAGGCGTCTGATTTAACTATAGGTATCTCATACCCCAATTCTTCCAGAAGTGGATTGTTTTTGTAATCATTTTTGTAGTGAATCTTCTTGACTCCGCTACTCGCAAGAGCTTTGTAACAATTTAGACATGGGTAGTGTGTAATATAGGCTTCCGTACCATCAATGGAGACACCTCTTTTGGCTGCGTCGGTGATAGCATTAATTTCTGCATGAATTGTTGCTTGTTCGTGACCATCCCTCACAATTGATGTGTGCTTACAACCACCGAGGAAACCATTGTAGCCCATACTTATGAGCCGATTGTTCTTTACGAGAACACAACCCACGTTGAGCCTATCACATGGAGATCGGACTGAAGCGAGTTCCGCGGTCTTCATGAAATATTCATTCCAAGATATGCGATTGGTCATTATATATGTATTAGCGTAAATCTTTATCCGCTGTGTAATATGTCTTCCCCTTCATTACAAAACTATGGACGCGAGCATAACCCCATGCTTGTGGAGAAGCCCCTGGGCGATGCCCAGTTCTCCACGCAGCAAGACCTCTATTGTAAATTGTTTGAAGAGTTTTGAGGGGTATCTTCGTAGCCTTTGCGATCTCTGGAAGTGACTTTACTTCCGACCCATACTTCTTTCTAAACTTTTGGGTGTATGAAGATGTGCGAGTCTTCACACCTTCATCGGTCTTGAAATCTTTGTAGTCCTTCTTGAGCATCTTCTTGTAGCGTGTCTCCACGGCTTTCAAAGTTCTGAGACCCCGAAAGTACTTGAGAGGAGCATAGATCTTACCCTCAGTTCTACGCAACTCGCGAACCTTCTTAGCAATCTCCTGATCTGTCAGGGGCATCTTAATTATTATATAGATTTATTTCAATGGGTTGGTACAAGGATCCTGTTTTGAAGGGTGATGAAGTGTTAGCAAACAAAAAATGTACATGTTGTTTGATGACACTGGTGTTATGCGCAATTGGTACGGGTGTAATGTTAAAAATGTATTATGCTAATTATCTTTGAAATTTGAATGCCATTGTTAATCTAGGTTGAGTTAAAAAGCTAGTTGCGCGATGCAGGAGTTTACCATTAAATACCACCAATCTACCGGGTTTTGATATTACACCTTTAATTTCATCGTTAATAATAAACTGTGTTTCACCACCCTCATTATAATTAAGTCTTGGATTTAGATAACATAAGCAGGTTATAGTATCTTCACCGTCTGTATGAAATTGTGGTATTTCACGGGGTAAAAATAAATTTAAATACACAGACTGGATTTTAGATTTTTTAAGTTGTTCGTGTTGTTCAAAAATCTTAGATAAAAGTGATTTTAAAATGATATCAAAATTTGGGTGTAATGATTCATCTCTTTCGGTAAAATCGTGCACTAAACCACAAGGTGGACTGTTTAAATTGTCACGTTCACCATAGTTGAAATGACAATTGTATAATAAAAAATTTCTAAATTTATCAATCTCTTCATTAGAAAAGAGATTATCATGTATAGAAATGTCTTTCATTGCAATAAATAAAGATTTATCTTTTAATTTGATTTAAAGTACTTGATGGCAACAAGAATGTTAGGAAAGATCTTGTTGCCAAAACGCACTCTTCCTGACTTAGCCGAGACCCAACCCCGGTGACCATTGTAGCAACACCTTTGGATATCAACCATTATAAAAATATGAGATTATTTTAGAGAAAGGTGAGAATGGGTCTCACAATTATTATGGGAAATATGTTTTCTGGCAAAACTTCTGAACTCATACGACGACTTAAGCGCTACAGGATCATAGGTAAGAAAATTGTGGTCATCAACTCCTCAAAAGATACACGCTCCCCTGAAGATATGTTAAAAACGCACGACGGTGTGGAGTTCCCATGTCTCAAAGTCGCACACATATCACACTCCATCATTAAGCAAGAATTCTGCGATGCCGATATTGTGGCTATTGACGAAGCCCAATTCTTCACAAACCTCAAAGACTTCGTAGAAATGTGCCTCTTTCTCAATAAATCGGTGATCATAGCTGGTCTTGATGGGGATTACAAGCAACGAAAGTTTGGAGAAGTCATTGATTGTATTCCATTGGCGAGTGATGTTGTGAAACTTTCAGCACTTTGTATGGATTGTAAAAATGGAACACCTGGACCATTCACAAAGAGGATTGTCCAAAATGATGATCTTGAACTCATAGGTGGTAAAGATTGCTACAAAGCAGTTTGTCGTAAGCACCTAAAATCTATGGATATCCAAAATAAGAACAACTCTTTTTTGAAATCCGCGCTTGACGAGACGGTGAAATCTAGAGTGGTCAAATAAGAAATCTTGTCCAGGTTTATGAACATGTCTGTCATACTCTGTGTAAAGGACGCAATCTTTGCCACTCTTAATTGTCAGGTGATATCTCAACATTAAATTACTTTCGGCGCGATGTGCTGGAATGGTCATCGGTCTGTCTATCACGGCAAACTTTGCGGTTTCTTTATCAATACACGGAATTTGTTCAATAATCTTTTGAACTTCTGGAAAGTCCTTCACCTTGTAGTAGTAATAATGTTCATTCTTCTTGAACCATGGATCAAGTTTGTGAAAGTAGCGCTTCTTGGCTGTACCAACTCCTTTCTCAAATTCGTGTAAAATCTTGTTGTAATTCGCTTTGACAAACCAGAGATTAGGATAGTCAAAAACATCATAGTCCATCTTGTGATACATCATATCTATCAGTGTGTTCCTGATACCTACGAGGGGTCTCAGTGGGTTCTGAAAGTAGAGGGTGTCTATTGGCGACTTTAGAAAATCGTGGAGTATAAGAACCACTGGCAATAGCAGGACACGCCACATTAATTTCTCTGTATAAAATAAAAATGCCAGGTTACGGCAAGCGCATGGAAAAATACACCCCAGAACCAACTAAGGAGACCCCAGAACTTGAACAGAGATTTAAAGTTCCACTTCTCCCATCGATGACACTCGTTCAATTGACCATCCTCGCCTTGATCTTGGCTTATGCCTGGTCCGTTCGCAAGATGAACAAGGGCGTTATTTCTACTGTGGCTTTGTCCATTGGTCTCCTCCACATGTACGACCACATGTACCGCGTGAAGCGCGGTGATGAGCGTCTCTTCTTTCTTCCAGTGCCAAAGAAGGAAGCTTACTGTGGCGCCTGCCAAAAATAAATTAATTGTAAATTGTAAGTATGCGCGTCAAAATAGTTCGTAGCCCAGATCGTAAAAAGAAGTTCAGGGCAATCCTCGGTGACGGTAGGACTGTTGATTTTGGTGCCAGTGGGTATTCCGACTACACCAAACACAAGAATCCTTCGCGTATGCGTTCATATGTTTTGAGACATGGTGGGCAAATTCCAAAGCGTATAATAGCTGAAAGAGATCCCAAAAAGATACACAAAATGATGCAAGATATGGATAAGAGTGATAAAGAAGATTGGAAGTTGAGTGGTATCGACGGGGCTGGTTTCTGGTCACGTTGGTACCTCTGGAGTCAACCAAATTTTGAAGACGTCAGGAAATTTATGACAAAGAGATTTGGAATTAAATTTGTCTAGTTTTCATTATTACTAACCATACCACGCCTCTTTAGGTCAGCCTTGAGATCAGCCATAAGGGCAGCTCGTGGGTTGAGGCTCGTGGGTCGTGGTGGGGGTGGAGGTGCCACTGGTGCGGTAACTCGTCTTGGTGAGATGCGGACAGCTTGCCGTGGTGCCCTCGGTTGTGTAGGTTCAGCCTCCTTGAGGACCATTTTACACACCTTGATGAACTTCTTGGCGCTCTTAGCTTGGTTTTCCAAACTTGGCTCACCTTTTGTCTTCTTTGGCAACTTAGCCATAAGTTCCTTCTTTGTGAGTTTGACGCGTTTCCCTTTGACATCTTTGGTCACTCTGAAGCCAAGCTTCTTCACCTTTTCTTTGAGCTTTTCGTACTCCATTTAATATAAGTTGGGAAATTAATAGTAGCGGACACCTGCTCGGGTAGCGGCGTCATCAATTTCATCAACCATTTCCCAAGCCCACATACATTCCTGGGCATCTTGATGTTCGCAGATTGAGTGTGCAAGATCAAGTGCTTCATGTAAGATCATCTTAAGACGCATCTGTCTTGTAGTGATTTGGTTTGGTTCGTGTAGTGAAGGTGTTTCATACATTTGTTGAAGAGCAACACGAGTGATTTCACTCTTCTTCATTTCGTAGTTAATTTCGTCGCTTCGACAAGCCGCGACAATACCATATTTGCGTCTCATCGGTGGTAGAGGGGGTGGGCTCCAGTACCCAAATCTCTTGAGGGTACTCACCATTAAATATCTATCGGAAGATATTTTTATATCTATTTCTTAACTATAATTGAAGTATAACTTGAGTTTTTTGGTGAGAGGTCTATGTTACATGAGTTACACTTTTCATATTTGTGGTTACAAACTGTACTACATGCATAACACATGTATGCGTTTACGTCACGCTTGTATACATTTATTTCTTTGATGTTCTCATTTATATATTCGTTATCTTCAGTACTAATCTCAGTTATTTCTAATTTTTTACCGTCATAATTCTTAAAAATATCAAGTGGGATTGTTGTAGAATTTATATAATTTTTATGAAGTGATGTGTGCAAGTCTTCGCATACATACAATCCACCACTTTTTAGTTTTTTGAAAAGAAATCCAAATGATTGTAATTGATGAAGAGTTAAATGCGAACCATCATCTACTATAATATCAAATTTCATGTCAGAGAATAGTTCATTAAGTTTATCCTCATCCACTTGGCTACATAAATATGTGTGTATTCTTGATCCATATTCTTTAACACTTTTGGGTACAATATCAATGGCGTGGATCTCGGCATTTGGAAAATATTCTTGTAATGTCAAAAGAGAATTACCATTTAATATTCCGATTTCTAAAATAGTCAATTTTTCATTCCTCATAGTTTTAAAATATTCATTATAAAACCCTGTATAATTATGAAAAGTTGCTTTATCTGTATTGTATTTAATACCTATTTTAGTTAGATCGTCCATACTTATATAAAAACATATAAAATCTTTAAGACCATTTAAGACGTTCTATAAATCTTCTATATAAATAAGGACCAATCTCAGTTAATTTACCAAATGGTACGTAGCGGTAATCTGGAAAGTCTTCACCTATACCCAAAAGTTGTGCAATTTTGTATCTGTCGTGAGAACAGTTTCTTGCAAACTTAATATCTTCAGAATTGTGGGTCGCGACAAGTGTATATACATTTTGGCCCGCGCTCAGGGACATATCAAGACCTTGTCTAAATGATTTATCCACGGCGTCCTTGTTTGGTAAGAGACCATCTTGCTTACCAAGATAAGCTCCTCTCACAAGTTTTACACCTAGTTTAATATCATGGCGCCTTGCTGCGTGAATATCAACTTCAAGTTCTTTGAGTGCAGTGATGCGGTACATCTGATATGTTTTAAATACGTGTGGTTGATGTCTATTAAATTGTAACATCATATCATACGATTCCTTGGGGTATATAACATCTTCCGCGTCTATACAAATTTGACATTGGTTATTGATCGCGTGTTGAACTATCTTCTTCACGTGGGATGCTGCAAAATTTGGAGAAGTCCTAGATCCAAATGAGGTCATTTTCACGGCAAACATTGATCCAGGAAAAGATGACATCATCATCATGTTAACTTCTGAGACATGCTTTGCGTCACCTGGGTGGCAATTCTCTCTGGCATAATCCAAAATTACTTTGGAACCAGATCTATAGACATCCCTTATAACTTTAGGCATTTCATGATTAAGAGCTGCGTACCTAAGCATACCTTAAAGATGTCATACATTTTTAAGTAAATGGAAACTCGGGCTTTAATCACACAAGTTCTTTTACCCAGAATTAGACAACTCGAGGAAGAAGTTGCCGCTCTACGAAGACAGACTTGGCCTTATGTTCAAGCGGAGAAAGACGCAAGAGGTTTGCGAAGTATAGACGAATTACGGGACTTTTTTAAGAATTTGGATGACGACACCACTTTAGAACTCTTGAGACTCAAGGCAAGACTCTCAAGAAATCCAGGTCTTCAGGGAAGGGAGGTTGATATGATCATGAGCTTACGAAATAATTTTTGTTGATGTATAGTAAATATGTTGCCTTTGATATATCCTTTATTAGCTATATTTGGTTTCAAGAAGGCGAATGACGGTGGACCAATGGAACTCACACAACTCGCATCTCTCATATGTTGTACTTTGGTGACATTTATGACAACTAGATCTCTTATGAAAGTACCAATAAAAAGTCCTCCATTTCTCATGATGATGCTTGTCTGTTGTGTGTGTAGTTGTTCATCATCTGTAACACTTGCTAATGATACCAAAAAGCGTATCGAAGCACTTACACCAAAAGAAGAATAAGCTTAAAAAAAGTCATCCGTTCTGTACAAATTCACCGTGTATGAACCAGTCTTACCAGTTACTGAGACTGTTTCATTCCCATAGAGTTCTTCACATCCAATATCTTCCATACAATCGCGCGCGTTATGGGACACTGGAAGTGGATACAGGTTTTCACCCCCGGTTGTGGTGTAATAGTGGTAGCGGTCACGTCGTCCCCTAACCTCCTTTCCATAGAGTGGAAGGGTTTCTCCACCACCCACAAGGATACCCATCTGCTGCATGAAGCCGGGCTTATACTGTTTGATTGGGGCTTCTCTAAATTCTGGACTGCGCTGTGGCTCACGTCGCTCCATCTCAATACGGGGTGGCACCGGCATCACGGGTACCTCCACTGGAACTTCAACAACCTTGGGGTTGAACCACATGTAACTCAAAACAAGAGCAAGTACAACAACGGTAGACCATAAGAGTTGATTTTTAGTCTTGTTCTTAATCTTCATTATATTAGTTAAGGATTATTATTTAGATAAAGATATGAAGGTACTCGCCATAGATATTGGGTATCACAATATGGGTCTAGTTCTAGCTGAATGTGGGAAGGGACCTAAAATTAATGTGGAGTATATAAAGAAAGTGAGCCTCGAAGACTACAAATACATCAAAACTAATGACATTGTAGACCTGGTTCCTTTATTTGTAGAAGATCATCAATTCATTTTCGGGTCCGCGGATGTAATACTTATAGAGAGACAACCACCCGGAGGTTTCACAAATATTGAGGTACTTCTACATTACATGTTCAAAGATAAAGTCGTCTTGGTTTCACCTGTGAGCATGCATACACATTTTGGTATGAGACATCTAAACTATGAGGAGCGCAAAGAGAGGACGGTATCCATCGCAGATAAATATATTGATGGTGAGATACCCTATGAGAGAAAACATGATATAGCCGATGCACTATGTATGATAGTCTATTACAATTTTAGAACGTCTGTGCATTTCTTTGATCGCTTTCGGTTTGGCGCCCCTCGACTCTAATAATTTCAAGTGCGTTTGCAACAGATTCTAGCGCGTCAAACAACGTAGCAGCGCTTCTATTTTTGCAGCACTTTCTAATATTTTCAATATTGTACTCAAATGATTTTTTTTCCTTTTCTTTCTTCTCTTCGAATGAAATTATCAATTGTTGCATCTTCTCAATATCGGAATCAATACTTGTCGTAATAACTTCAATTGCTTCATCCATCTTGACAATTTCTTCTTCGAGCCAATCGATGTGTCTCTTAAGTAACTCTTTCTTGACTTGTGACTTTGTTCGCTCAATTTGTTTTTCAATTCTATCAATTTTTTCATCAATGGCGCTAAGATTACCAAGATATCTTTCATGATGATACCCCTTCGATTGTTCGAGGGTTTGAATTTTTTCTTTGAGTTCGGCGATTGTTGTGTTCATGGATTATTTCTAACATATCATCGCCCCAAAACTTTATACCGAGCATACGTTCATGATAGTCTATGATCAATTTTAAAGTTTTTGATCTTAGACCACCAGTTAATTTATCCTTAATATCCGTACCCTTGTAGAAGGCATACTCTTTCTTGAGTCTCTCCAATTCTTCTTCGCGCCAATTTGACATTTTACTTTGGAATTTTACCCGACATCATCAATCTTAGGTCGTCAATGAACATGTCAAAGCGCCCAAGTCGATATTGAACTAAAGCCCAAAGCATAAAAAATACCGTTTTTGTAAGGTTATTTACTTCATTATCTTCCATCTTGTAGATTGGACTAACCACTCTGTGCATAAAAGTTTCTTCCTTGTTTTGTCCCGTAACATACATTTCCATTTGGGTAAGAGCGCACGTGTCATCATTAACAGACCAATGATAGAACAAGAATGGAATAAGTATGGAGTAGAACTCCAAGTTTCTCACGTCATTTGTGAAAGGAACCACAAGAATGGCAATGAGAAAAACCAGATGAATCCAGAATATTATGTTCATCTATTATAAAATGAGCGAAGAAATTTTTGACGACCAGATGATCAAACAAAAAGAGCTCGAACACCGACGAGACAGTTGGAACGAACAACACGAAAGTATATTGAGACAGTGGGGCGAGGCGTCTGGGTGCTACAGATACATGCATCACAGGGCGTTCCTTATGTACAAAAAATTGAGTATGCGTTTTACTTTGCCTGTCATTGTGCTATCAACTTTGACTGGTACCGCTAACTTTGCTCAAGAACAATTTCCAGAATCTGTGAGAGGTATGGTTCCATCTGTGATCGGTGGTCTCAACCTTATTGCTGGTCTTATTGCGACAATTATGCAATTCTTGAAGATCAATGAGTTGATGGAGAACCACAAGGCGGCGGCTCTCTCATATGGTCTCCTCTCTAGAAATATTAGACTTACACTGTCCCTCGCCCGCGAAGAACGTAATCAAGATGGTTTGGACTTTGTGAATAACTGTAAGACTGAATATGATCGTCTCATTGAGCAATCACCAACAGTCCCTGCGGTTATTTTGGTAGAGTTTGAGAAGGAGTATCCACTTGACAATATGTTCACTAAGCCAGAAATCCTAGATGTCAGAGCAATTCCAAAGTTGAGATTGCCTGGATTCACAAATATTCCATCAAGAAGAGGTTCAAGTGTCATAGGTGAAGTGACAAAAAAAGGTCCCCTCGGTGGAATTGGTGATCTCATAAAGTCAAAAGACGAATACAATGAGAGAACAAAGATCCTTGACGAGATGCAATCCGAGTTAGACGAAGAGGAAGAACTTAAATCAGTGGTCTCTGAAGAACCGACAGACGTCGAGCAAGGTAGACAAGAAGAATAAACATACTAACATTAGTTAAAATAGTACAAGCAACATATGGTAAAATTTTCCTTCTTAAAGGTTTTACGATACGTTCATGTAGTGCGTCATTCTCAAGCACTAAATCTATGGCTTGATTAGTAAGATCATCAATGGACTCCTTCATTAAAATTATCGAACAAAAAAAAGAGGAAGTAGTTACAACACTTCACACACAACAGATTGAACTACTGAAAAAATACATAAGTGAAGGTAAAAATGTATTTATATGTGGCAGTTCTGGCGTCGGAAAAAGTTATGTTTTAAAAAGTGTACTGAATGAGATAAATAGTATTGAGATACAAAAAGAACATTTAAGTAGTAAATCACCATTTTTAACTTTTATTAGAGATGCCGCGAAGCATGCTTTCATAGAAGACTATGATAGCGATTTTAAAAGCTTAGTTGAAAGAGTGTCCGATGGTGGAAAAATAACGAGGGGATCGCTTGTAGTTACTTCTGTAAACATGTGCATGTACCCAAATTTTGAAATTATTTTCATACCAAAACACAAACCCGAAAAATTAAGAACTCTTGTAGACGATGTTTCGGATAAAGTTATACAAGCATCTATACGAGCAAACGGTAATATACGGGATTTTTTATCATATACCGATGACTACGATTCAAAAGATATATTTATGACGTCAAAGGAGTACATAACTGATATTCTTTGTACAGATGGGGATACCAAAATAATTGAACATATAGATGAACATGGTCATGTGTGGGATATTTTTCAAGAAAATTATTTGGATTCCGATGGTGCTGATGTAAAGAGAATTGCAGAATCGTTTTCTATAACAGACAGTATTGATGCAAGTATATATTCATGTGGGGTTTGGGAACTCATGCCATATTTTTGTTTAAACGCAATTGTTATTCCTAAAAGTTGTTTAGGTAAGAAACTTCTAAAAGACAAAATTAGACCTGGGAGTAGCTGGACAAAATATGGTAACTACAAAATGAGACTAAAAAAATTCAGTGAAATACAAAGAAAATCACAAAATATTCTTACAATAGAACATTTATGTCTAATAAAAAAATACGCAGAGAATGGAAATATAGAAAAAATGTTAGAATATGATTTAAGCCCTCAGGATTTCGACGTTATGAATCATCTAGCAGTTGGAAGTAAGTTAAAACAAAGAGATGTTACAAGAGTAAAGAAAGCACTGAAAAATGCCATCGCAGAAAGAAATTGAGAAGATCTTTGAAAACATTTTGACGGCGGGTTTAGATAATAAGGGTGCAAAGGTTTTGGAAGAAGAAGAGCCGGAAGTCACCAAGACTATTGGCAATGAAATTCATTTTTATGGTGAAATTACACCCGAAAATACTCTTGAGTTTGTTGAAAATTTTCGAAAGTTGGAGACCCACCTTCTCAAACAAAAGGCTGATCTCATTGGCTATGAACCGGAAATTCGGATTCACATCATGAGCGAAGGCGGTGATATGTTTTCCGGATTTACTCTCAAGAATGTGCTTGAGAAGTCCCGGGTTAAGGTTGTTACCATTGCTCAAGGCGCCTGCTGCTCTGCGGCAACTTTCATGTTCCTAGGTGGTTCAGAACGTCGCATTGGCGAAAATGCTTACCTTCTGATTCATCAATTAAGTACAGACTTTTGGGGTAAATATCAAGATCTCAAAAATGAGATGAAGAGTTGTGATAAGTTTATGGATGCCCTTAAAAAGATGTATATGACCAAGACTAAGATCCCAGAAAAGAAATTTAAGAGACTGATGAAGAAAGACCTCTTTTTGTCGGCATCAAAATGTCTAAAGTATGAGATTGCTCACGCGATTGACTAATATTAATATAACGTTTGTAAAGACCAAGTAAGCACAATATAATAAAAGCTATAGCTATCGTGTTTGCATTCATAGGAATACTTGTGCGCTCCGGTGGCCTAAGTCGCTCCATTCTACCATAATTTACAACTGGAAGTGAAGACATCTATTTAAAGTTGAGAAATTAATTAAAAGTACAATGGAACGCCTTATCCGCGAAAGCAAAAATGGACAACAAAGATTTACAGACATCCATGTGGAAGACCTTGGAGATGGGACTGCCGACATCGTAAAGACAACCGGGGTTGTTGGAAGTGACAAAACTATTGTTTCACGAACCAATGTGAAGACTGGTTATGAGAAGGCTCTGGCTCGCGCCCAAACTATGTGGAACAATGAAAAGATTAAGGTTGATCAAGTGTTGCCCATGTTAGCCAACAAATGGGAAGATCGTGAAAAGTACATCTCGGAACCTTTTTATGTTCAACCCAAATTGGATGGTGTGCGTCTTCTCGTGTCAAAGAGTGGGTGCTTCTCAAGAACTGGTAAGCCTGTTGCGGGAGTTGAATACTTGGCAGAAAAGTTGGGAGACACTGAGTGGTTAGATGGAGAGTGTTACGCACCGGGTATGACTTTTGAGGATCTCACAAGTGCCTTCAAGATGGATCCCAAAAGTTTGGAGTTTCATGGATTTGACTACTTTGATACAGAGAGACCAGATCTCCCCTTTGCGGAAAGACAAAGGATACTCAAGGATAAGACCCCAACTGTTGTGGATACATTCCTCGTCCCAAAGAAGTCTCAAATGTCCGAGTATCACCGGCAGTTTGTTGAGCAGGGTCATGAAGGTATTATGATCCGAGAAGCTACAAGTACTTATGAAATTGGAAAGCGGAGTAACTACCTTCTCAAGTTCAAGGAGTTCCAAACCGAAGAGTATGAAATTGTGGGTGCTAAAACGGGTCACGGGAGGGACGCAGATGCCGTTGTATGGGTGTGTAAGACGGCGTCTGGTCATGAATTCACTGTGAAACCCGAGGGAACCATCAAAGAGAGGGAGAGATACTACAGTAAAAGGGACCAATACATTGGTAAACAACTCACAGTTCGTTTTCAAAATCTGACAGCACTTGGTGTGCCCCGTTTTCCAGTGGGTGTGGCGATTCGTGACTATGAGTAATAAACTTAAAAATAAAATGAAAATATTAATAAAATGAACATAATTGTAGCTGGAGCTGGCACAGCTGGGTGGTTAGCGGCTCTATATACCAATAAAAAATACCCAGATGCAAGTGTCACAGTTGTTCATGATGATAAAACACCCATTATAGGTGTAGGTGAAGGTACAACACCGGGTTTTATTAGATTTATGAATTTTATAGATATAACCACTGAAGAACTAGTACAAAATTGTGAAGCTACAATAAAAAATGGTATAAAATTTACAAATTGGGTGGGCGACGGGACGCACTACTATCATTCATTTTTTTCACATGGTTACCAGGATGATCTTTTTTTAACCAGTATATTTAATGGCATAAATATAGAAAAATGTGAAATAGCGAGCTTATTATCTGAAAGTAATAAAATATTATTAAATCAAGATGAAAAATGTTTTGTGGATTCGGATAATAAGCATGCCGTACATTTTAACGCCGGAAAATTAGCGGAATATTTAAAGGATGTGGGGGTAAAAAGAGGTATTAAAATTGTGACAGGTAAAATATCTAATGTTTATCGAGATAATAACGATTATGTTACAGAGATTGAATTGGACACGAAGCAGATAATAAAAACAGATTTTGTATTTGATTGCACAGGTTTTGCGCGAATTTTTGTTAGTAAAGTCTACAATTCACCTTTAAAAACGTATGAAAAAAATCTACCGACTAAAAGAGCTATGCCATTTTTTATTGATAAAGATGGCGAAACACCACCGTTTACCGAAGCTATTGCAATGAAATATGGGTGGTTGTGGAAAATACCAGTTGGAAATAGATTTGGTTGTGGATATGTTTTTGATTCAGATTTTATAACAGATGAAGAAGCTTATGAAGAAATATGCGAAATAACAAAACAAAAACCAATTGTAAATAGAAAAATATCATTCAAACCCGAGTATCACACAAAACCATTCAATAAAAATACATTGGCACTTGGTTTATCACATGGATTTTTTGAACCACTCGAAGCTACATCCTTGATGTTAGTAACTAGAATGTTGTCATTACTTCCAGACATCCGGAAGTACAAACAGACTAGAGTAGATGTGTATAATGATCGAATATTGAAAGATGTTGAAACTATAGCTGATATGTTGTATATACATTATCTAACACCTAGAAAAGACACCGACTTTTGGAAGAATTTCGAAAAAAATAATATAATGCCAAAACATACATTTGAAACATTAAAAAAATTAAAAAACATCAGCTTTTATTACCCCAATTTAGTTAGTGACCTAGACCCATTTAGTACTTATAGCTTTATGAAATGTATGGAGGGTGTTAATGCTATAGATGTTGAATTCATAGATGATAACAAAGATCTACTCAGAGATGATATAGAAACAATTTTTCAGATATTGAAAGAGAACGAACATATATACAAAAAATCAAAAAAACACGACGATTATCTTAATTATTGGACCAATATTTGAGACATTCTTCTCTCGTGAAAATGGACCCCTCCTATCGTTTCATTTACACTATTGTGTAATTTTACAACCAATATTTGAGACATTCTTCTCTCGTGAAAATGGGCCCTCCTATCGTTTCATTTACACTATTGTGTAATTTTACAGTCCATCCAAATATATCTTCAAAATCTGGTGGATTTTCGGTAATAAATTTTCTATAATGATCTATACAAGTTGCACAACCCAAAGTACATGATAAACTATTATAAAATTGTGTGTACTGATTTTTATCGGCAAATGTTTCGTCGTAATTAAGAGCGGATAAATGTATTACCGCCCATAAATGATTGTAATATCTTCGATCCATAATTTTATAAAAATGCATGCTTTTCTTTAATATTTAGTTCTACTAAATAAATAAATGAACACCAGGATCGCAATTGACATGGATGAAGTACTCGTAAACCTACTTGAACCCATGGCCAAATGGCGAGGTGTTGCATTACCAACAAAACCAAAATACAAATACCTGTACAGAGAAATTTTCAATTGTACAGAAGAACAATCTCAAGAAATTCTCCACAAGTTCTATCGCTCCAAAGACTTCCTCTATCTTAAACCAATCGGAGGTTCTCAACCAGCTATGCAAAACTATCGCCGTATCTTTGACAAAATGTACATCGTAACTGGTCGCCAAGACGCTGTTCGTGAAACGACTGAACTCTGGCTTGATCGCTATTTTCCGGGTATTTTTGATGATGTAATTCTCACAAATAGTTTTACCGAACATGAAATTAAGAAGGTTGATATCTGTCGCGCTCTCAATATTGGTCTCATCATTGACGATAGCATTGATACCTGTAATGAATGTATTGAATCCGGTATGGAAGCCATAAACTTCATTGGTGATGATGTTTATCCATGGTGTGAGCCAAACGAGATAAGCATGCGAGGTTGGAAACGAAACACAGATAAAGTTATAGAGGTATAAGACTGTAGAGAAAAGATGTCTTCTTACGGTCTCATTGGACTTGGTGCTATCGGGCAAAACTTAGCCCTCAACATTCAAAGAAAAACGGATATTCATGTCTATAACAGAACTCCCGAAAAGGTTGGTGAACTCATGAAGAAAGGTTTGGGTATTCGGGGTCACGACAACATCTGTGGAATGCTTTCACAAATGGAAAAACCAAGAACAATCATCACAACTCTCCCATCGGGTGAAACGAGTGACTACGTCATCAAGCATATGCTGAAGACACTTAGCCCACTTGATACCGTCATCGACTGTTCCAATGAGTACTATAGAACATCGAGAACTCGTGGCGCACACCTCGCCGCTCGGGGTGTTCGCTACATTGGCGCAGGTCTATCTGGCGGTGCCAAAGGTGCGCTCCACGGTCCATCACTGATGCTTGGTTGTACGAGACGAGCATATGAAAATAACAAGGATTTCCTTGAAGTCTTTTGTAAAAATGTGACATACATGGGTAATGACTTTGGTCATGGTCATTACACAAAGATGGTTCATAATGGTGTGGAATATGGAATACTTCAAGGTATGGCTGATGTCTATTCGTACTGTAATCAAGATCAACAAGTTATGTTGGACATCATGAATGACGCCTATGGTAGTGATATTGATGGATTTCTTACAAACTCCGCCATTGATGTTCTCAAGAAGTATGAAATCCACAAGATCTCGGATATTGCCCAAATGAATGAAACTGGGCGATGGTGTGCGCGAGTTGGTTTGGAATATGATATTCCAACACCAATGATCAATTCAGCTCTCAATGCTCGCATGACCAGTTCATACACAAAATGTCTAGATACAACACAAAAGACGAATATCTTCTGTGATAGACTTGTGGCTTTGAACACACTTCGTTTTGTTTTTGCGAGTTCTCTCGTTGAGGGGTACGATCTCATGGGTACAAGAAACATCAAAAAGAACCGCATTGAAAAGGCTTGGTCAAAGGGTACAATCATTGAATGTCCTATGGTGGGTGCTGATTTGTATGAAGTCATGGAAGAAACCGCCGACGATGCGCGTACATTTGTTATGCATTGCGCCATGTCTCACATTCCATGCCCAGCAGTTCAAGCTGCTGTGAACCAATTTGATTTCAAGCGTCAAAGACGAACCTCAATGAACTTTTTGATGGCTCAAAGAAACCACTTTGGACAACACAAAATTATCGAAGCTTAACTGTTATAATAAAAATCTATTGAATTATTAGAAATAATGGTTGGTTCAACAACTCTCCAGACAAATGGAAATCCTATTTCATTCAGTCAAATCAGGAAAATGTATGCGGGTACAACCGGGAGTGGCAATATGAGTTACTATTATAAAGGTAAAGAGAACGAAATAGCAGGTGGTGTACATATTTACCCAGTTGTACCTGACACACCTTCTACAAATTCAATCCCAGTTGATGGTAATCCAATAAGCTTTTCACAATTTTATGGTACCCAGAAAGAGTATAATGTTACAAATAATAGCGAAAATACCGCAAAAGTGAATCATAAATCATTATTTGATAACAAATTTTCAATAACAGGTGATACAACTAAAATTCAGGTCCATGGATATAACGATTATGGTTATTTTAGTAGATACACAAATGAGGGAAATCTTTATTCTGATAGCACAACTTCTCCAGCCTTGGAAATTGGTGCACACCCTTCTACTTCAACTATTCGCGTAGACAATAACGGAGGTATTTATGGAATGGGTGGCGCTGGTGGTACTGGTGGTACTAGTGGTGGAGGTGCTGGGAGTGGGGGTTCGGCCGGGGGTGGTGCTAGCTCCGAGACTACCGGGGGTGCTGGAGGTGCGGCTAGCGCTGGTTCGGCGGGAGGTGTTGGCACAGTTGGTTCTGCCGGTGGTCTTGCTTTATCCGCAAATACTTCCACGGGGTATGTCATTATAAGTAACGTTGGTATCATAAAAGGTGGTGGTGGCGGCGGTGGTGGTGGTGGTAAAGGTGGTGGTGGTGGCGGCTCTGGTGGCGGGGGTGGCGGTGGTAAGGGTGCTCGACGTTGGAACTATTATCGGTGTGGAAGGGCAAATAATGCCAACTATGTAGAAAAGGTGGAAGGAGATTGCGTAGCTCCAACTTACACGAGAGTTGTTTGGGATGGTGTTCAGCGGCAATATTTTAATAATTATAGAAATCCAAACCCGCCATGGTATGCAGGAAATTTATTTGATTCTTCACGCGATTATTATGTGGTTCGATATGATTATGGCTGCCAAGAGAGTGGTGGCAATACAGGTGGAAACGGTGGTTCCGGTGGTGCTGGTAGAAATGGTGGAGCCGGGGGTAATGGTGGAGACGGGGGTATTGGTGGTCACTTTGATCCCACCACCGGGTCTGTTGTAGTTGGCACCGGTGCGACGGGTGGTACAGGTGGTAGTGCTACGTCCGGTGCGAGTGGTGCGGGTGGCGCGAATGGATCGTCAGGTACTTATTCCAATGCTGGTAAGGGTGGTACAGGTGGTTCGAGTGGTACGAGTGGGGCAGGAGGTACGGGTGGGACAGGGGGTAATGGAGGTGATCCCGGGGTTGCTGGTTCCAGTTCAAGTGCTGGTAACAGTGGTAGTGCAGGCGGAAATGGTAATACGGGTGGTACAGGTGGTAATTCGAGTCGCGGTCAAACAACTGGTAGAAGTGGCGGTGGCGGCGGTGGTGCTGGTAAAAGCGGTGGTTCCGGTGGTGCTCTAAAGACTGGTGGTGCACCGGGGAATTCTATAACATATAAACCGTCTTCAGGTTCTCAGGTATATTATGAATTAATAGACACAGGAACAATTTTACCTTTACCACTGGCTCTATAAAATTATCGAAGTTTAAATTAAATGTATCTCTTGCTATGTAAACCAATAATAATTGTTCCTCAAAACATGGTAAGCACCAGAGAATGTCGTATCGTACATGTAAAACCTACACAAAATGAAAGGATAGGAGAAGTTGAGGTTTTAGATGCACCACCAATAATAGTGAATGATGAGTTATTTTTACAACCTTGAGTAAGTTCTAAAAATCGCAATTTTCTATCATCTCACGATGCTAAACCACTGCATCTGGCGCGGTTCGAACGCGCGATCTCCTCCTTACTAAAGAGGCGCCTTAGCCACTTGGCCACAGATGCAAAAATCTCCCTCGATCGGATTTGAACCGATGACTTCTCGATTAACAGTCGAACACTCTAACCAACTGAGTTACAAGGGATTAAGGAAAACTCTCTCGGTGGGAATCGAACCCACGACTTACAGATTAACAGTCTGCCACTCTAACCAACTGAGTTACGAGAGATCCGGCCTACTGGATTCGAACCAGTGACCCACTGATATCAGCAGTTATTTTAGACATAAATGTCTACAGTCAGTTGCTCTTCCAACTGAGCTAAGGCCGGGTGAAAGCTTCCACCAGGGATCGAACCTGGGTTGTTGGATTCAAAGTCCAAAGTGATGACCACTACACTACAGAAGCTTCATCAATACTATGATTTTCTTCTTTAAGCTCATTTACATATTTAAATTGATATAGTATTAATGAAAATAATCCCGCAGAAACATTTGTTATTGTCATGGGAATTATGTTGTAATGTATGGAATAAATGAGAGCTAATACACTCGCAAGTAGATTTAGGTGTAAGAAGGCGTAATTTATGGCTTTTGCGTCCCTATGTTTATATACATGTACGATCTCTGGGATAAACATGAGACATATCAGCACTGAACTGACGAACCCCGAGACGTCTATGAGATTCATACTTACATTGTAATATTTTCTAACGTTTAAGTAGGTATGATATTGTTTGTCGTGTTAATTATACTTGTAGTTTATATTTTAGCCACAAAAACAAACAGAAGCAAATATGATTACAAGTGTTTCTTGTTAACGTTAAAGGATCAGAAGAAGAGGCGTGAAAAGTTTATAAAAAAACACCATCCAGACATTCCATTAGAGATAATTTATGGTCCAGATACAAGAAATGTAAAAGGTGCTGAAAAATATCAAGAGCTCATAGAAGATGAATATTTTGAAAAGGCTTTGGAAATGCACTACGATAAGAATGTGATGAGACCCGACATAACATATTTCAATCTTGGAGCTATTGGGTGTTTCATGGGTCACATGGAATTTTACAAAAGGTGTTATGAACAAGGTTTGAAATATGCAGTGATTTTTGAAGATAATGTAATAGTAAAATCAAATCAATTGTATGATGAAATACAAAAAGTTATTGAAAAAAAAGGCGAAGACTTTGAAATGTGCTTTTTCCATTGCTTGTCAAGACTTGTCGATAAGAAAGAGGGGGATCTTGAAAAAGTTAACTGGATTTCAAGTACTAAGTGTTATCTCATAAATGTTGAAAATATGAAAGAATATACCAAATATTTTTTACCCATGGATAATCACGTAGACATGAAACACGAAGACCTCATAGCAAATGGAGCTCGTGTATACTATAAAGATTTACGCAAATGTATGCGAATAGATAGAAGTCATTCGAGTACGATAGGTCACTTTAAACATGATCGCCCTAAATACTTTTCCAGAAGTCACCCAACGGCAACACCTGATGATGTTATATGGGGTTATTAAGACCAGGGAATATCTTGAGGTCTATGACGACACGCAGTTCGTAAAAAATCTGTAAATTTTGTAAAATCATCTATAGATTTCATAGAATCTAACATTCTTCCAACATATCTATTGTAGCCTGTGTGTTTCCCCGCATGAATGAGACGGTCTTCTCTCACACGGAGTACAAACTTACCAAGGCGCGTTGGTAACATAATGAGATTCTTACTCGCATTTATGTCATACTTGGCTCTCACAACTACGGGATGTTTCTTGAATTGTTTGGGTATAATGTGATGATCTTCAACGAGACCATTACCATGAAGACCCCAACGTACCTTGAACATTTTTCGGGCTAGAGAGCCGTATCTCATATAAAATATCAATACATTATAATAATGGCAACTGCTATAATTGTATTATGTTTATGCTCAAGTCTCAGTTCTTCTGGACTCGCGGGGGGATTTTTTGGTGGTCTCATCCCAGGAACTGTTCCACACTATAGAAAAATAACAGGAGCGGATAAACTAAAACCAAAACTCGAAGCAATGACAGTAGAAGACTTAGAAGGATCTACATTCGATACATGGGGAACTACGGGATACTGCCAGGAGTTAAAAACTTACACAGAACTGGCAAGTGTGTATTCTCCGAGTGAAATACAAATTGGACCAATTACATTGGGTAATGATCAGCGTATTAAATACGAATACGATATTTTTGATACAGATGGGGCGGTGCAAAAAATGTACAAATCATATCCTTATTGTAAAGGTTTTGAAGAGTGGTAAGTTGTTCCTTTTACATGTGGGACAACACATCTAAAAGGTAAAATTGCTCCCAATGGGTCTCGAACCCATGACCTCGGCGTGCACTTACGGGAATGACCCCGCCCAAATATACTCTCGTATAAGCACCGCGCTCT